TGAATCAATCGGATTTGCTGGTTCAATGGGTCGTTTTAAGGGCATAAGTAATCAAGATCCTTTTTCTTCTTATAATGATTGTATGGAATATAAATCTAATAGGCATTTGTTGCGTTTTGCACAAGAATTTAACAAAGCAAAAGGGCTTCCTCCACCTGAAATTGGTGATGACGACGAGTGGAGATCACGCATTTGTGCAGATTTGAGTAGAAAAAATCTTTATACGGAAGAAGAATTTTTACATAAAAATGCTGATTCTTTCTCTTCTGGAACAATAAAAAAACCAATAACAAATAATTTGAAAGAAAGACTACAAAAACGGGAAAAAGATCGTATGCGAAAACAGAGAATATATAATCATTTAGAAAAAGGAAAATCAGTATTGGTACTTTGTCAACGTAAAGAGAGTCTTAATGATAAGTCTATAAAAGAATCTGTAATTCCAAAACTAGAATATATTATTGAAGATTTTTTAAAAATATCTGATACTGAAAATGTTGATATAAAATACATGGTTAATCTTGAGAATCCTGATAATGATAAATCTGATTTTAATATGATTTTAGATAAATCTGACTCTAACGCAAACGAGTTTATCAAAAATCATAAAGATTTTTATGATCTTATTGTTTTACAAACGTGTCCAGATTATATTATGGATTTAGGATTTATATATTATATATTAAAAACTAAAGGACATATACTAATAACTAAAGTTGGTTATAATGGAGAAATTAATATTCTTGAGACGTCCGAATATAATAATATAATAAAGAAGTATACTGAATTTGGTTTTACTCCTATTCAAGACGATAATTTTATTGTATTCCAAAAAAATAAATAAGACTATTGTAACAATAATTAAATTATATAATTTAATTATCTGCCATTGTTCAATTATGCAATTGTATTACTTATATTTAGTCAATAAATTTGAGTTTAGGTGTAAAAAGTTCCATAAGTTCATTCAACAAATTACGCCTAACCTTATATCTGAACTTATATTGTTCCAACACAAAATCAACAACCCCGGGAAATGCCACTGACAGTACTTGATCCAATGGATTTGCTAAAGCTTTTAAGTAATAAAAGTAATCAATTTTGATAGCATTTTTGTGTCTAGAATAATATTCCGCGCATTCAACCTTCTCATATTGTTTTGCAGTATGTCTTTCTGGATCAGTTATTAAATACTCTAAACGACTTCCAGCATCTACTCTTTGACCTCTTCGTTGCATACGCTCGGCTAGTTGTACTTGTGCTGGTAAAGAAAGTAAATAATATTCTTCATAATTACTAGCTCCCTTTTCTTTCAGTTGTTCTTCTCTTTCAACTGGATTAGATGAAAGCATTTTAACGGTGTAATCACCTATTTTAGCTTTTCTAACGCCTTTCTCGTTGTTAATAATTATAATATCTTCTTCTTTCGGAATAACAGAATTTCCAACTGATTTAGTAACAACAAAATCTGTGTAAGAATTACAACCAGAGAACATTTTATTAATTTGTTCTAGAACCCAATACAAAACATCATCTTTTGGTTTTTTATCTGCAATATAATTGATAACACCTTCATAAACAACACGTACAAAATTACTATTATCACGACGAGCAAGCAAAACACCTTTCTTACCAATGCTATCACTGTATATTAATTGTCCTCGTTTTTTCTCAATCTTTCTGTGCATATAGCGCTTCTTGGTAAGTATAAAAAAAAAATTATAAATACAGCCTTCAAACTCTAGCTTGATAGGTGGCGGAAACAACTTTGTGAGCTCGTCAGCAACAAATTCGGAATAGTCCCATAATTCTTCGTCAGACTTACCTTCCATTAGAGGAAAATTGATATAGTTACTATCGGTATCTCCGTAGACAAGCTCTCCACCAAATTTGTTAACAATAGTATCTGCTGTAATTTCTATGTTTTTTCTACCCATATAAGTGGTACACATTGCACCCGGCATAAACGGTAAATATCCACGCCTAACGCCCATAGCACCATACATACTATTTGCAGAAACTTTATATGCTAGCTGCCGTTTGTCGAGAACACCTAATAAACTATTCAGAGATTCAATTTCTTTAGTGTTATTTTGACCATTTGTTTCTAATTCATTGATCTTTTTCTTTGTTTTAACCATATCAACATTACGAGTGTGCGCGCGAGCATCTAAAAGATTTTGAATAATAGTTGGTAAAACCCCGCGAGGTTCTTTCAAAAACCGGTAATATCTTTTTGCACACATAGGAAATTTAGGCTTACTTTTGTTTAAATCTGAACGTTCTTTAACATATGGTTTAAGAGCATCTACAAGAATTTGTATTTCATCACCTAATTCTTTCTTCCTAAACTTGTCGGTTGTTTTATTTTTTTTATCTCTAAGTTTTTTAATATCTGCTTGTTCTTTTTCTATTAATTTACCCAACTCCATTTTTCTAATAACTTTTGGATCGTGTTCACATCCAATATGATCTTCCCAATGCATTATATGACATTTATTATCTGGAATATCTGATTCATCAGATACCCAAGTATGATAATCAATATTATAAGCAATAATCGTAGTTGGATACAGAGAAGCAAAATCAAAAGGGATAACCTGATTATATTGACCTGGTACTGGCGGAAATACATGCGCACCTACATATCTCTCTGCTTCTGATACTTGATAACCATCCTTTTCAACAACAATGTTTTCGTACATACAATATTTATAAAGTTGACTATACACTTTTATCTGCTGTCCTTGAGTATACAATGTAAAAATAGGTACACAACAAGTTTTTGCCATTTCTGTAAGACTTGTCCAAGTTTGTAGCTTGTCCATAAGCATCACAGTTAGCATACTATCTTGTACGCAATATTTCCCACAAATCGCCATAGCTTTTTGTGCCATTTTACTATATTCACCATCTTTATTCTTTGTTACACCAATCCTATAACATTTGAATATTCCTTTTACACTGAGTGGATCTTTTGTTTCTCCAATAAAGTGCTCTGCAATCGTTTTTAGCTTGTAATTGCTAAATTTGAAATCTCTCTTTACTAAAGGTAAAAGGTCTACATATACTCGACCTTCCGCATCAAGAAATTGAAATTCTTGATTCTTATATGCAGAAGATGACCATTTAATTGTTTTTTCACGTGCGTGTGCGTATTTATGAAATCCTTGTTTATCAAAATCAAAAATACACATATGAAATTTTGCTCTATCAATCATATAAGGAATATCAAAACCTAATATGTTATAACCAACAATAAGATTTGGATTTTCTTCTCTAATAAATTTAGTAAAACCTATTAAAAGATCCGCTTCTGTATCATACATATAAATGAGTACGTCTTCTCCAACAATATTCTGATCTGGTTGTCCTAAAGTAAGTAAGTATTTTTCATAATTTTCTTGATTATCTCCATATCTTGATATTACACAAGAAATTTGAAATACTTTGTCACCTTGTTTATTTGGATTAGGCATAGCTGATGGATTTGAAGAATTAACCTCAATATCAAAACCCATAATTTTTGGACAAGGAACTTTGTCGCTAATTATTGGAAATAAATGTTTCCATTTTACTTTAAACTCATAATCACAAATTGTTAATTTTTCACCTTCTTGTTGAGCTTTACCGTGAAACTCTATCCATCCTGCCGTAGAAATTTGTCTGCAACAAGTCAGTTGTAAAATAGGATCTGCATCCGATTCGTGCATTTTTAATTTAATCATTCCTATTCCAACCACGTTTAAAGAACTTCTCAATTTGAAACCAAGCGTTTTTATATCTTTTCTCGCAGAAAAAGAACAAAACAAGAAGGGAAAAAGTTTTGTCGAGCCATTTGATTCAACATGAGCACCATATAATTTCTTTTTCATCATTAACATTTTTTTTAAAGGTTTTTGCCTATCTAACAACTCGTCTATCTTATTTCCAACAAGTTGTGCATTTCCAGCATTCCAACGTATTTTATCTGGAAGTTCAATATAAACATAAGGCGTAAAATTGTCAACTCGAAGACATACATTTGCGTTATTTTCGTCGATCCCGTATATTCTTATGGAAGTAATTTCTTCTTCTTCATCATCTATATGCCAACTATAAGGAAAAATTTTACCAGTCTGCATTGTTAATTTGTTAATTTACTATTTTGCTTTTTAAAACCAATTTTAGTTTTTAGTGTTTTTACTTTTATTTAAAATTATATCATAAGAATGAAAGATCAATTGAAAATTATAGAACAAGTTAAACCAAACTTGTTAAATAAACTCGTATTATGTAAAAATTCTCAATCACACTACTCATACGGTGCATACTTATGTGCAAATAAAAAATCTACACGAAATGAGCGTATTTTTAATTTATTTCTCTTTTTAGACGCCACACGATAAATTGTGTTTATATTCTTACTATAACGAAAATTAAAAATGATAAAATATTATTGTATATAATCTTTAATCTAAACAGTTAATACGCATTTAATTAAATGAGGTGTTCAAAAAGGAGTCTTGATTGTATCGCTTCAAATACTAGGTCTAAAAAACAAAAACTTTGTAATGATATTGCCTTGCAAGAAGAACAACCAGTTTTAGATATGGTTTCAGCAAGTCATTTATATAATTATATGATTAATGACTCTCTGGTAGATTGGTTAAAGCTTGGTAATTGTCGTGGTGTTCAAAAATCTTTATCAATTCATTCTTCTTATGGTTTTACAGAATTTATTATGAACAAAGGTGTAGAATTTGAAACTGAGTTAATAAAGTATATTAATCAAAATAAAATCCCTGTTGTAAGTGTTTCAGAATATATTACAGATGAATCTTTGCTTAAAACTAAAAATCTTATGTTTTCAGGAACACCTCTTATTCATTCGGCTCCGGTAAGAAACAATCTAAATTATACTCAAGGAGTTATTGATATTTTAATACGTAGTGATTTTTTAGAGAAATTAGTAGATACTATTTGTTTATCACAAGATGAAATTGTAACTTCCGCACCAAATCTTAAAAAGCCATATCATTATGTAGTGATAGATATTAAGTTTTCAACGTTACCTCTAAGAGCAGATGGAATACATCTTTTAAATTCTGGAAGTTACCCAGCTTACAAATCACAGTGTTTAGTGTACACTGAAGCAGTTGGTTTAATTCAAGGATTTACAGCTCCATATTCTTTTATTATGGGACGAAGATGGAAATGTAATAAAAAAGGATCTGAAAATTACAATAAAACATGTCTAAATCGTTTAGGTAAAATTTCTTATAATTCTGTTGATTTAGACTATAAAAATCGAACTAAAGAAGCAATTCAATGGGTTAGAGACGTAAGACAATTCGGTCATACTTGGAGTATAAATCCTCCATCTAGGATTGAATTATATCCAAATATGTGTGTTGATTCTGGAAAATGGAATACTGAAAAAGAAAAAATATCAAATATGATAGGGGAAATTACTAATATTTGGTATGTTGGTGTAAAACAACGAAATATTGCAATTAAGAAGGGAATTAAGACTTGGCGTGATAACAGATGTTCTAGTGAAAAAATGAATATATCTGGAGTTAGAGGACATACAATAGATGCTATTTTAAATATTAATAGGCAAAATTCTGATAAAATTAGACCAGCAGTAATAAAAAGCACTTTATATAATTGGAAAACAGAAAGTAATGAATTATATGTTGACTTTGAAACAATGAGTGATATTTTTTCTGATTTTTCGTCGCTTCCTGAACAATCAAAAACAGACATAATTTTTATGATTGGTGCTGGATGGTGTGAGAAAGGGCACTGGAAATATAAAAATTTTATTTGCTCTAAACCAACACATGAAGAAGAATATCGAATTATGAATGAATTTTCTCAATTTGTTATTGATCGTGGTAATCCTAAAATATACTATTGGCACGCAGAATCAAGTTTTTGGAATTCTGCAGAATGTAGACAATTTGAATTTGCGAATCAAAGTGGTGATACAAAAAAGAAAAATAATATAACTAGCTCTTGGAAACTAAAAAATTGGGCAGATTTATGTAAACTTTTTCGCGAAGAACCAATAGTGATTAAAGATTGTTTTAAGTTTGGTTTAAAAGCTATAGCTGGCGCTATGAGAAAACATAATATGATTTCTACTTATAATAATAGTAATTGTGAAAATGGTGCTAATGCTATGATTTTTGCTTGGAAAACGTATTCAGAATCTGAAAATCCAGAAAATTCTGATGTAATGAAAGACATTATTACATACAATGAGTTTGATTGCAAAGTACTTTGGGAAATATTAACTTTTTTACGAATTAATCATTAATTCTTTTTAATCTTAGATTTATATTTGTGTTAAAATGTAAATCTTTACTTAGAGTAAAATGAGAATAGAGATCGATAAAGAAAATCCGATTTCAATGGCATATAATAGTATAATTATATCGTTTGTTATTTTTGTAGGACTTTTTTATTTGTTTACACCAAGTTGGGTTCAGGTAGTAAATCAAATTACAGGAAAACTTTCAATATCTTGGTCCTTAATATTATGTTATTCAATAACATTTTCATTTGTTTTTGCTATTTTTGTCTTTATGATTATTTTAAACAAAAGAAAAGAATCCGAAAATATAGGATATGAAATAGAATTAAAACCAAGTGTATTTATAGGAAATTAAATAATAACTTTAAATTTTACTTTGGTTTAAACAAGACAAAAGTAAATGCAAAAATGAGTAATCCAGCGACTATCGAAATTCAAGAACTTGATCCTGAAATTATTCCTCCTTTAACTCATAAAATAAATGACCCTGAATATAATGGAGGATCTAAAATTGTTGTAATAGGAAAACCAGGTACAGGAAAAAGTACTCTTATTACGGGCCTTTTATATTCAAAAAAACATATCTTTCCAATTGGAATGGCTATGAGTGGATCTGAAGATACAAATCATGCCTTTTCTGAATTTATGCCAAGTACTTTTGTCTATAATGAATATGATGAAGAAAAAATTAAAGATTTTGTAAAACGACAAAAATTAGCTCGACAACATCTTGAAAATTCTTGGGGTGTTATTATTCTTGACGATTGCACAGATGATCCCAAAGTTTTTAGTAAACCATTACAAAATGCATTATTTAAAAAGGGTCGTCATTGGAAAATGTTTTATCTTCTTTCTTTACAGTATGCTATGGATATTAAACCTGCTATTCGAACAAATATTGACGGTATTTTTATTCTTCGTGAACCAATTGAGTCAAATCGTGAAAAAATATATCGTAATTATGCCTCAATTATTCCAACATATGAACTTTTTTGCGATCTTATGGATCAATTAACCGAAGATTATCATTCTATTTATATTCATAATGCTACTCGTAGCAATAGATGGCAGGATTGCGTATTTTACTGGAAAGCACCAAAAATACCAAAAGGATGGAAATTTGGATGTCCCGAATATTGGGATTTTCATAATGCTAGATACAATACTGAATATACAGATCCTATTGGCTTTTAAAACTATTTTTTTACATTAAGAAGCTCTGCGTTTATTTTTGCAGCTTCTGTGTATTTACCTTGATCCCATAAAATTTTGGCAACTTTAGACACAATTTTTTCTGATTTAGATTTTGTGTTGATTTTAAATGTACGTCTTACTCTCTCAATAATAGGATTCAAGATAAAATGCACAAAAGAAATTTGTTTATTAAAAAATTCAGAACTTTTAGGAAAAAGCATTTGTTTTTGTAAAAAACTTTTAATTTTATAAGATAATGTTTTTGGAGGAGAAGTAATAATCGTATTTTTATTATTTTTGCATATTTTTACACCGCAATATCCACAGTATCCTTCTGTACAATCACATTTTGTTGTATTTTTATCACACACAATAATTTTGGTCTGAGTTTTTCTAAACATAAACCACGAAAAAATAATAAAACCAGTTCCTGAAGCAATTCCAGAAACTAATAAAATATTAAAATCAGATATAAATGAATCCATTTTATAATAGATAAATATTTAGTTTTAAAATATATAATATTTTAAATACAAATGTAGCCAAAAACAAAAAAAATAATTTGGTTACATTAGATTTAAGTACAACTCTTTTTCAAATTTGCTAACAGTTTAGTCTAATCTCTTGTTTATTTATTACCTTGTTCTATGCTGAGCGTCTTGTAATCGATTTAGGTCTATAATTTCTTCCTGACTAAATATCCTTTCTGGTATATTAGATCTATGACTAGGTATAGAAGACAATTGATTTTCTTCTCCTGGAAAATTCCATTGACTTTTTTTTGTTTCTAAATTAACATAATATGGTCTGCCTATGTCAATTCTTCTACTAAAACGAACTTCCCAATTTTTTGGAAGTTTTCTGGTTTCTGGTGAATACGAATTAGGTGAGAATCTTACTGATGAACTTGTATACATTTTTATTTATTAAAAGATAATAAATAAAATTATAATATCAAAACTTTTATTAGTCAATTATTTATATATTACTTGCTGAGCGTCTTGTATTAGATTTAGGTCGATAATTTGTACCTTTTTAAGATCCGATTTATTAGATTTTGAAATCATATTTGTCAGAGTCATATTTATTTAGATTTTACATAGAAATTTTCTTAAACCATTTTTTTTAATAATCACTTATGAAAAAAATTAAACTAATATTTCTAATATATAAATGGAAAAAGACGAAATATGCTGGTATGAAATGGTTAGTGATACGTATAGAAAAACGTACAATGTAAATAGAGAGACTGGGGAATCACAATGGGGATTACCAACCACATTAAAAAAACTTCCTACAGGCTGGGAAATGCATTTGAGCCTTAAAAATGCACCTGGTAAATATTACTACTCTCATAAAAAGACAAATCATGTGCAATGGGATGATCCAAGTCTTTTATATAAAGATGAAAAAATCTCTATTCCTTCTAATTGGCAAGAAAAAACAAGTAGATGTGGTAATGTTTACTACATAAATAAAAAAGAAAAAAAATCTCAATGGAAAATACCTACAATTGTTACTACAGCAGATTCCAAATCTTTTAGATTTATTATTCCTCCAGATGATGAAGTTAAAATTGTTGCATCTGTTGAAAAAGGAATACGTAAAAGTGTTGAAAAAAAATCTCAACCCCCTAGAGCTTTAAAATGGGATAAAAACAGTTGTTATCTTGATAGTGCACTTTTCGCATTTTTTGCTGGGCCAACAGAATTTATATATAAAATGTTAAACGAAGACATAGATCAAAATATAGATATTATGATTCCAAATGTATGTTATATTAATAATGAGAAAAAAGATATAGAGAGTCGAAAACGTGTACAAGAAGAATTACGTAAAATATACGAATCTATTATGGGAACTGGTCCAAAAGTAGATTTCTGTACAGACCTTCGAAATACTTTTAGAAATTGTCTCAATTCAGAAAGATATGATAAAGGAGGAATAGGAGATTCTGGTGAATTTATTACATATCTGTTAAGTATTCTTTCGTTTGAACCATCAACTATAAATATAAATAAGTATGCTACTAATAGACTTGGGACTAATTTTGAAAAAATAATTGAAGAAAAAGATGATTATGATGTGTATGAATCTAGTAAAATTGAGATTTTAGCATCTCCGGTACATGTTATAACATCTAAAATAATAAAAGGAATTGGAGATGACCAAATGAACATTTCTGATTTCTTGATACAGGTTGATGATACTGGAACTCTCGAACAAAAATATTTGTTTTCTCCAGAAGATGGTACTGGTAGGAAATATCAACGTGTTATAGAGACTATAAGAATAGAATATACTCCTTATTTAATTTTTAGTCTAAAAAGAGTTACAAAAGAGAATCCTAATAAAATTATTACCAATAGAGTTATACCAGATGCTCTTATTACATTAGGAGATAACCAAAATTTTTCTCTTTCTGCTGCAGTCATGCACACCGGTCTTTCTCATTATGTTGCAATTGCAAAGTATAATGGTGTATGGTGGTATTATAACGATTTAGATTATTTAGATAACAAACCATTAGTTCAATATAATAGTTTTGAAGATTTTATTTTTGAAGTAGAAAATAAAAGAAGTGACAAAATTAATCCATTAACTCACGGCACTCAATTTTATTATACTCCAGTGAATGTCTAACAAAAAGTGTGTAAAAAAGATAATAAGAACAACAGTTCCTACCTTTGGAAATAATTTTCTTATTATTTAAATCTGATCAGAATAACGATTTTTTTGCAAACTAAAATATCAAGTTTTTAGTATATACCATAATTTAAAAGTTCCTTAGAATATAATTCAAATATTTTTTCTCGAAAAAGTTTATTTAGAGCAAATAGTATTTTCTCTTGTCGCAAAAATGGATAAAGCTCTCGACTTCTAATCGAAAGATTTCGGATACGAGAGTATTTTTAACATCTCAATTTTTTTTGAAATTGAAATAATTTTGTGAGTCTAAGTGACAAAAATAAAAGTAACAAATTTTTAAATTTGAGTTAATGTGTTAAATTTAAAAAAATATGAAAAAAATGAAACAGCTACGTTGTCTTTTTTTTCCAAGTGGAAATGTTCATCCAAAATACATTCAATATGTTGGTTGGTCTTTTGTTTCAAATGTTTTAGTTTCAATGGAAAGTGCTATGGCAACTCACAGTATGCTACATGCAATTGGTTCTGATGTTGAAACTATTAGAACAGTAAATTATATAGGAAAAGATATTATAGGACAAATAGGCTGTTTAGCATACATTTCTAAAAGTGGAAAAAAAGCAGATAAAGAGCCTCGGCAATTTTTGGGTTATTCTAATATTTTACAACAACTTTCTTATGTATCAATATGTGCTACACCTATGTTACCAGAATACTTTTTACCAGTAGCAGGCGTTTCTAATATTTTAAGTAATATATCTTTTATTGGGTTTGGAGCTATTAATGCAAAGTGTATTCAAAAATTGGCTACAGATGAGAATATTGGAGAAATATATGCAAAAGTATCTGTTTTTAATACAATAGGAAGTAGTGTTGGTCTTTTTATTGGGTTAGGAATTATTACTGCTGTTCCGGATCATTATTCACGAATGTGTTTTATTCCAGTTATAGCATATTGTCGTATATTATCCTTCAACCGTGCTGTAAATGGACTTATTGAGTAAAAACATCATTTTTATTTAAAATTGAAATATTAACTATATTTTGTTTTATAAAACAAAATGCCATTTGAATCATCTCAATTATTTTATTTTGAATGCCAAGTTTGCGGAACAACTTATTCAAGTATATCAACAGATCCACCATTGTGTTGTTATTCTAAGGGTGATCCAATAGGATTATATATGAGCAGAATAAAGGCACCTAAATAATTGACAAAATGCGTAACATCTTGAGTTCAAAAATATTACACTTATTGAAATAAAATATCCACAATAAAAATTTAATTTTATATATATAAAATTAAATTAATAAATGAATCAATCATGGCAAATAATTGAAATTTCGAATCAAAAAATTGTCTTGGTAAATTATATAACAATGGAAAAAAAATGATCTTGAAAATTGGTATCTAAAATATCCAGAGTTTCGTAATTATGATTACGTTAATAGTATCTCAAATACTGACAAAATATTTATGTTTAGAAAAAGACTGTATCAAAAATTGATTGATAATGAGTATGATTTTTCAGAACTACCAGATAAGATTAAGATTGTTCTTGATATATTATCGAAATACCAAGAAAATTTAGATAAAGAAACCGACGAAGATAAGATAAACAAAATAATAGAAAAAGATTCGTTATCTTATTTTCTTACTTATGTATGGAGTAAGAATTGTTCTCACTATGTAAAACTTATGGATGTTTTATATCCTAATATACGAGAAGGAAAAATGTATATTGATGAAAGCATTTTACTAGAATTTCCTAGAGATTCATCTATGGTAAAAGTATTTTAATCTATTATTAATATTCTTTATTGTAAAATAAAGAATTTTCGACATTTTATTATTCGATATCGCTATTATCAGATTCCGAAACACACATTTCTTTATCCAAAAGTTCTTTTGATTTTATGTAAACGGAAATTTTTCCTAAACTACCAACACTTGAACGGAAAAGCAGAGGAAGATCATTAGACCCAGAAAAAATTTGCATTGTTGAACTAAGTCCTGCAATTTTGTTAATACGTGTAAATTGATCTGTTGTAAAAGTAGCCTCGTAAAAAGTTGATACTTGTTCAACTTCATTTTCTTCATCTGAATCATCCGTTTCTCCCAATCTTACTTTACGTTTTAAAATACCATCTGCATCAGCAATGAAATCAATATGGAAACCTCTAGCTTTTACACGAATGTTTGTACTTCCAATACTACTAAGTTCTTTACACATTTTTTGAAAGTCGGGCGAAGGAACAATCACTGGCTTTCCATACCCCAATGGAACATCGGCTTCTACATTTTGAATATTTTGAATTTTAATTCCAGATGTAGTAATACGTGTATTTTCTTTTGGTATCGTTTTTATACCAAGTTCGTTAGGTGTTTCAGAATTAATAAACAACTGTAAAGAATCTTTTTTTTTAATGGATTTTAACATCTTATGAAAATGATTGAGGTTTAATCCTAGACAAAATCTATCATCCGATTTAAATTTATATAAAGAGAAATTTTCCGCTTGTAAATTCATATCAACCAACGTTCTTCTAGGTTGATCAAACATACGAAGTGTAATCCCATCATCAGTTAAATCAAAACATCCATGTTTTAAATTATTTGTCAATAATTCTGCAAGTATTTTTATCTGATACGCTTCCATTGATTTACATTTGAAGATTATAGGCATTTTAATTAAAAAAATTACAACTTTAAGTCGCAATTTTTTATTAATTAATTTTTAATACAAATGTTCAGTTGTCAAATAATACATTTCTATATACATAAATATATTTCTTTAAATAGTAGTTCTCATAGAAATGAAAAAATATATCAATTTCAAACTTATGTATTCAAATAATATAAATCTTATTTATTTTTTTAATACATACTTAAAGATTTATAATATATTATAAAATGACTGAAACAACAAACTCAATTGATATAAACTTATTTTTTAATGATAAAAATATTAGAGTATTAGGTACATCTGAAAATCCAATGTTTGTAGTTAAAGATATATGTAAAATATTAGGTTTAAGTAATGTAACCGAAGTGTTAAGAAACATTCCTGACAACTGGAAGTGTTCAGCTTCTCTGAAAAGCGGTCAAGGTCTGCAGACTTCTAATGTTGTTAATCAAGCAGGTTTATATAAAATTATTATGCGATGTAATAAACCAGTTGCAAAACCATTTCAAGATTTTGTGTGCGAAGAGATATTACCATCTGTTAGAAATACAGGTGAATATAAGTATAAAAAGATATTAGATGAAAAGAAGAAAGAGAGTATATTAGACGAAAATCAGATTATAAAAGATGAAAAAACTGAATTGGTAAAAACATCAGATATAACAGAATTAAAACTTATACTACAAAATATTCAAACGTTGATTAAAGAATCAAATGAGTTGAAATCACAACTTGATAAAACAACCAAAGAAAATGTAAAACAACCAAAAGAAATTATTGATCAAAAGAATAAATTAGAAGAAGAAAATAAGATTATAAAATATGACAAATCTAAATTAACAAAAATATCTGACGGATTGTTTAATTGTTCACTGAAACTACCTAATGGATCTTCTATTACTATTCTAATGAGAGAAGATGGTTATATTAATGCTACTATGTTGTGCAAAGCACATGGTAAAAAATTATTAGGTCATTACAACGAGAATAAACAAACGAAAGCATATTTAGAAGAATTATCAATCAATATCGGAATTCCGATATTGGAATTATTTGTCACAAATGTAGGTGGAAATCACAGTGGAACTTGGGTTCATCGAAAAGTAGCTATACATTTAGCTCAATGGTTATCACCTAGTTTTGCAGTGCAAGTATCAAATTGGCTTGACGAACTTCTTATTACTGGAAAAGTCGAGATAGGAAATGAAAAATCTGATAAAGAATTAGAATACAAATTACAGGAGAGGATAAACTTATTAACAGAAGAGAAAGAAGAAATTATCAATACATCTAAAAAACAATTAGAAGAAAGTCAAGAAGAGGTTAAAAAATTAAGAAAAAAATATGTAAAACAACCAAAAGAAGTAGTTGATCAAAAGAATGTAGTGTATCTTATGACTTCAGAAGAAAGTGAAAAGAATGGTGAATATAATGTAGGAAAAGCACTAGATTTATCCAAGAGAAAAGAGTCTTACAATCACAATAAGTTACATAATTTCAAAGTTATTTATTATATATCTTGCAAAAACTCAAAATTGATGGATATACTAGAAAGCGTCATTCTAACGAAACTTGAAAAATATAGATGTAAAGCTGGTAGAGATGTATTTTTATTACCTACAGAAGATATCACAGTATTTACAAATATATTTGATGAGTGTTTAAAGTTTTATGAAGGTATTGACGAGCCTATATATCCTAAAAGAACAATACAAGAAGATAAAGAGAAACAAAAAGAACGAAATATAAAATACCAAGCAGAACATAAGGAAGAAATTAAAGAAAAAATGCATGAATATTACGAAGATAACAAAGAAATATTGTCTGATATTAATAAAGAATATTATGAAAAAAATGCGGATGTTATAGCTAAGAAACATAAAAAATATTATGAAAAAAATAAAGAAGCAGTAATAGAAAATGTTATTGAATATTATAACGATAATAAAGAACATATATTAGAGCAAAGAAAAGATTTTTATCAAGATAATAAAGAACATATATTAGAAGAAAGAGAAAAATATTATAAAGCAAATTATAAGACAAAGATAGCAACTCAAAGACAAAAAAAGGAAGAATGTGAATGTGGAATGATAGTTACTCATTATTGTATGAAAAAACATAAAAGTTCTGATAGACATAAAAAAATAATGGAAAAAATACAGAGTATTGTATAATTCAAATACAATAAATAATATTATTTATTGTATTTATAATTGTCTGAGATGTTCATTAGCTGTTACTTTCTAATTACATTTGTTTTTAATATGTGTGGCTCACAAAATTTTTTTAAACTATTTACATCTCTGTCGGTTGCTTTTACATTAATAATTTTTCCATTTTTATACAAAGCATAATCTGGAAAACCATTAAAATCCGGTATAATTTTTTTAAGACGTTTTCCAAGAGGAATCTCTGTTTTTGGTTTTTTATGTCCATTTGCTTGTATAGTTGCACAAAATACATTCTTTGACATTTGATTGGCAAAATCTTGAAAAGCTGGCTTTGAGTCTTTGCAAAATTTACACCAAGATGCTTGTATCATAATCAAAACAAGCATATCTCTAGGAATTTGTTTATTAATCAAGTTTCCTTTTTTGTCAAAATCAAAATCTTCCATATAATGTACATTGTCATTAAATTCTTTCAATTCTTTCATCTTTTACTAATTAACAAGATTCTGATTTTTTTAAAGTTTCATTACTTAAATTAAAAATGGTTCGCTTTGTTTTTATTAACGAAATTTTTAAACATAAAGATTTGTTCGTTTATGAATTAGACACGCAAGATAGTGTTATTAACCGTTTAGCATCGGAACTAAATACTATACCAAAATTTTTATATTTTAATGACGGAATTCCTTCTTTAGAAGAACTTCATAAAGAAACTCCTATAAAAGTCGAAAATCTTTTAAATACTATCATAATTACTAAGAAAGAGTTTGTAGAACTAATAAACGAATTAAACCAAGAAAACAAACTAGAACAACAAAATCTACAGGTTCTTGATATTCTTTCTTTGTTTTTTGCGTATAATCAAGAATTAATTGAAAATTATAAAAAACTTGAATCCAAAAGAGCAGATTTAGGTCATATTTTTTTAAAGTTTAAAACGGATATTGAAACAATTGGATTGGATTTACGAATTGAAGAGATAAAAAAATATTGGGAAAAAAGTAAGGACAAAAGAGACGAAATATCAAAACTTATTAAAAAAAATAAAGATGATGCATTAGTTGAAAAAGGTTTGTTTAAAAATTTTGAAGAAATTGATAAAAGAATTCAATACACTGAATTTGAACTAGAAAGCGTAAAATTTAATTTTACTATAGATGTAAAAAATATTACTGTTATGGAGTTGTTTAACAATATTGTATTAAATAATGAAGTTCCGTTCGCATGCATTAATAAATTTTTTAAAATATTCAAAAATTTTACTCCACCTGAAGATTGGAGTTTTTATGACGAATCTGTTATTCTTTTTAAAGTTTTAACAAAAAAAACAATAGAAGGTTCGAAGATTGAAGATTATATTGATACTTTCGTTTCTGTTGAAGGTGAAGAAGGTGAAGAGACTGCAAAGGTAACTATGAAAACATTTATAAGTGCAAACGGTAAATATTTATCTCAAAAAGAACTAATTTCAAGATTTTTAAATACAATTACTAATTTAGGGTCTATATTTGCAACAAATATTACAGAAACTCGCGTAAATGGTTCTTTTTACTTTCCCAATCACAATATGAATAAATACGTTATAGCTGATCTTATTATGAACAATCCGACATTTTCTTCGTTAATGTCGATAAATGAAAGTGATAAGGCTAGTAAAAAGAAAGAAAGTGTATATATTCATTTTTATAATCCTAAAATAGGTAATTTAACGGCTAATTTAACAGAAAAAATAGCCGAAAGAAACGATCCAGAATTAAGAGGTAAAAATAAAGCTGAATTTAAACAAGGAACTTACTATATTCGTGTTAAAATTACATCTGCTGACAACATAAATGCAGTAGAAGCTTTTCAAGAATTATTTTCAAAATTAATGATTGTATATGATCAAGAATATCAAACAATAGTTGATTTTTACAGTGAATACATCAAAGATTTTGGTAAAATCAAACAATCTAAAACGCAAACACGTACCAAATTAACAATTAAAGACATCGCACCCGAAGTATTTGTGACAGGATATCCTCAAAGGTGTCCACAAGCACCAACAATAATTGATGATGATGAAGAATTAGAGAAAGCGTTAAAAGATGGTTATGAAATAATGACATATCCAAAAGAAACAGAAAGTACTAAAAATTTTCCATCACGTAAATATATTTGTAAAGATCCTGTTGCTAAATTTCCTGGATTACGTGATAATCCGTTAGAAAATAAGGATGTGGTTCCTTATTTACCTTGTTGTTATCAAAAAACACATAATAAAAAAGATTGTGGTAGCATTTTACGACATTATGAATTTGGAGAAAAATTACCTGAAAAAAAAGCTGAACAACAAGATTTAATAAAAACAAAACGATTTGCAAATCAAGACTCGTATGGTACATTGCCAGATAATATAAAAAAACTTTTTGAAATTTTTGATTATGATCAGGAATATACTTATGTTAGAAAAGGTATGTATAATGGAAATAGTTCTTTTTTGCAATGTGTAATGGAAGCTATGGACACTGATATTTTAGAATCTGATGATACTGAAAAACGATTGATTGAAGAAAGAGAAAAAATGGCTACTCCAGAAAACGCAGCTTTATGCAGACAAGAAATGTACGATTACACAACAGAAGAAATTATTAATATTATAAGAAATCCAGAAGTCTATATGAACCCGAGTCTCTTTACATCTCTTTTGGAGCAATATTTTAATTGTAATATATTTGTTTTTAATCGAACAAACGAAGATGGAGAACTTATTATTCCTCGTCATACACAAGCGTATTATAAAAATAAACGAAACGCAAATTGTATTTTCATATACGAACATATTGGTAGCAATGCTGATAAAGGAATCTATGAAGGTGTACATTGTGAATTAATTATAAAATGGAAAAAAACGGATAAAAAAGATTTGACATATGCACTTCCTTATAATTCTAAAATTTCTAAAGGAGTTAGAAAAATTTTTAATCGTATGTGTCAAACGTACGTACTTAATATTGAAATTAAACAATCGTTACTCCCAGAAGATGTAAATGTTTCTGATTTATTTTTTTATCAAGGAATTGATTCTTACGGTAAATGTCGAATGTTAAAATTTAAATTTAAAGGTGTTATTGGAACGTTACTTACCGAACCAATTCAGCCTTTTCCAATTATTGAAGAAAAAGGTTGGCTTGCGACAACAATTCCAAACGAAGTAGCAATTGATTTTGCAAATGATAATAGTATGGTATTAACAGGACAACGTGTAGTTAATGATGTATTAAAAGAACTGTACTTTAATTTTGGTAATATAAAAGTATCAATTCCAGTTCTTGATGATGAAAAATTTGAAGATTTGACAACAATAGATCAAGTTGAGAATTATCCGACAAAATCGGTATCAGTGTTAGAAAAACATAATAAATACAAACAATTATCTCGTTGTATTATTGAATATATGTTTTGGTTATTTTCGAGATACTTAAAAGAAGATCCTAGACGATTATTATCGGATCCAGACACAATTAACGATTTTGCACGAGAAAAAATAAAAATAGACAAAAAATTTAAATACAAAAAAGTAAGTAATATTTTTAATGAGCAAAGTTGTGTGATGAATGATAATAAGTTAGTAGTTAAATCAGAAGAAACTTTAAAAAGATTACTTTACACACTTAGATTATCTTTACGTTCTTTTGGAAAGAAAATAGAAAAATATCATGAAAAAAAAATTATTGAAAATTTTTACATTGATGTAACAGATTTTGATCAACACCCACAACAAGTTATATTAAATGGTGATGATTCTGTAGAAAAATGGAACTTAGAAAAGAAACATAATAATCGTATTAATAATTCTGTACAAGAAGAATTACAATTGCCTTACTTTTTTCAAAACCAATTAGTAGATAATAATACTTTTTTTTTGGCACAAAACACCACAACTTTAGAAAAAGCTTTTGCGATTGCAGAAACTTGGTTTGAATCAGGATATAATCCCGGTTATGATGCAAAAGATTCAAAAAATCGGTATGAATTTAATCTTTATGTTTATGTTAACTCTATCGATATTGTTTTATATAAAATTAAAGGTGCACAAACACTAAATAATATTCGAATACTAGGTTATAAAATAGAAGGTAAATCCTTTTTTACCGTTTTGTTAGATTTGTAAAAGCATATTTCATACTATATAAAAATAAAAGCGGACTTACTTTTATTTTTTGCAATCAAGACTTTTCTTTAGAACTAAAAAAAAGTCGGAGGCGGAGGAGGAAAATAAAAAAGATAATCCAAAGGAAATTTTCTACGAATTTTTCAAATTATTTAGAAAACAAAAAAAAAAGAAAAAGATTTTTCATCCTCCGACTTTTTGAAAACGGAGGAGGAAAAATCTTTTTTTTTGGAAAAATGGCTTTTTAAAAAAGTCTTACACACACACAAATTAGAAATTTTTCGAAAAGTCACTTTAATCAGAAAATAGTCACTATTTTCATTATTTTTCGGACAATTTCGGACAATTTCGGACAATTTTTATTTTATCAGAAAAACTGATATTTTTTTGTAAATAAAAACGAAATATTTCGTTTAAAAAACAAATGAATAAATAAAAAAAATGGAACAATGCCAGTTTTGTAATAATATGTTTGGAAATACTCAAATGCTGAAACAGCACCAAAAGAAAACCAAATATTGTCTGAAAATACAAGAAACGAAAGCTCTTGTAGATGATAAAGAGAAGGTGAAAGATTTAACCTGTCCGTTTTGCAACAATCAGTTCAAAACCAAATATCAATTAAGTAGCCACCAGACACAAGCAAAATATTGTTTAAAAATACAAGAATCTAAAAATTCTAAAGAAATTGTAGTATCTTTAATCACATGTAATTTTTGTGATAAAAAATTTTCATCTAGGAGTTTTAGCAGACATGATTCAATATGTAAGAAAAAAAATGAGTTTCTTATCAAAGAAATTGCTAAATTAAAGCTTGATAAAGCTGAAGAAATTGCTAAATTGAAAATTGAGAAAGCGGAAGAAAAAGAAAAAGAAATTAGTTCTATATATAAAGCAGCATTTGAACATATAGCAAAACATCCGACTTACCAGAAAACAAGTACTAAAAACATTCAAAACAATTTGATGATTTCAAATCTTACTCCTCTTGATTTATCTCAGGCTCGTGTTGAGAGTATAATCGATGAAAAATATACAAAAAATTATTTTTATGAAGGTCAAAAAGGTGCAGCTCAAGTTATACACAAGTATCTTTCTACAGATTCAGATGGCAAATCTCAGATAGTGTGTACCGACACAGAACGTGGTACATTTCATCACATTGATGTTAACGGTGAACACGTTGTTGATTATAAAAATGTTCATTTGATAGAGAGAGTACATTTACCTCTTAAGAGAAAAGCTAGTAAATTTGCATCAGAAGAATGTGTAAAAAATCCAACTGCTTATAAAGATATTGTTATGAATGAGAGTTCTATCAGAGAACTAGAAACAAAACCAGGTTTGTTCAATAGAACAATGGCAAAACTCACAGGAAAGAATTGCGCCAGACCACTTATTACATCATCTGATAAACTAAATGATTTGGTAATCACAGAAGAGTGGTTAATAGAAAATGCAAAGTTCTTAACAACAGAACATATATTAAGAGGTCCAGAAGGATTTGCTGATTACGCTTTATGTTATCCTTTAAATGATCGACTTATTGAAGAAGATTGTTCAAATCCTACATTTATAAAGTATAAGGATATAAGAGGTGATATAATAACAGATTATGGTGGAAAGATTTTGACAAAGATGATATTTGATTCAGTAAGAGAAAGAATAAGTGAGTTAATAGAATCGAATGATAATGTAAAAATTGAGTGTTTGGATATAGAAGATTCCACTTTTCAGGATGAATTCATAAATATTTTGATGAACAATATATAGACAAAAAGATGTAAATTATAAAAATAAAATTGATATTAAAAAGGATAATTTTTAATATCAAATAAAAATGCCTCCAAAGACTGTTGTTGATAAAAAACGTTATCAGAAAAAAGATCAAATTGAGCATATTCTTCTTAGACCGGATATGTACGTTGGATCGATACGTCCACGTAGTATAAGTGAATTTGTAGCCGATAAAACAAATGATGGTTGGCGAATTTATCAAAAAGAAATTTCTACATCACCCGCTATTTTGCGTATATTTGTCGAAGCTTTATCAAATGCTATCGATAATGTGGAAAGAAGCCGTAAAACAAAGACTCCGTGTACAAAGATTAAGATATCTATCAATTCTGTTACAGGAGAAACTTCTATTTGGAATGACGGAGATGTTGTACCTATCGAAAAAGATGCTGAACAGAATTGCTATAATCATAGCATGATCTTTGGGCAACTTTTAACGGGTTCAAATTATGAAGATGAGGAAGAACGTGTTGTATCAGGTCGTAATGGTCTTGGTATCAAGTTGACAAATGTTTTTTCAACAAAATTTACAGTAAAAGGTTTTGACCCGAAAGCAAAAAAAACACTTTTTCAAACATGGACTAGAAATATGAGAGATACATCTGGCCCAGAAATTATCAAAGAAACGAACTGTAAACTAGGTTATACAGAAGTATCTTGGACTCCTGACTTTGAACATTTTGCTCTAAACAAAGGTTACACAGAAGATATTATTCGTTTGTATTCTCGTTACATTATTGACGCATCGATGTTATCTAAAGTAGAAGTATATTTTAATGATGAACTTATTCCTGTAAAAACACTTACTCAATATTCTGCTCTTTATGATACGCCTACAGAGGAGTCTCTTCTCATTAAGATAAAGGATGCAGAAGTTTTGATTACTCCATCAAAAGAATATCAAACAATTTCTTTTGTTAATGGTGTATACACTCGTTTAGGAGGACAGCATGTAGATTCTTGGGCAGAAGCATTATTTAGACCAATTGTAGACAAATTTAACGGAAACAGTGCAAAGAGTAAAACACCTAAAATTAATATTACTGATGTTCGTCAGTTCTTTAGATTGTTTGTTGTATCTACAGTTGTTAGACCAGAATTTGATGGACAAGACAAGAATAAGCTAGAATCTCCCGCTGTAGAAGCTGTTGTTAAGAAAACACATATTGCGGAAATTTGCAAATGGTCGATTATGGATAATATAGAAGATATTATTCGTGCAAAAGAACTAGTAGTACTTAAGAAAGCCGAAAAAGTTTCTAAAAAGACAAAAATTGAAGGATACGATCGAGCAAACAAGTCAGGTACGAAAGACAGTATACAGTGTACTCTTTTTATCACAGAAGGTCTTTCAGCAAAGACATACGTAGTAGCTGGAATTGAAGAGGGTCTGTATGGAAAATCTGGTCGTGACTGGAACGGTATTTTACCTGTACGAGGAAAGTTGCTAAATGTGAGAGATAAGCCAGTAGCAACCATTTCTGCAAACAAAGTTATTTGTTCTTTAATACACGCTCTTGAGTTGAAACTTGGTGTAGATTACAAAGATGAAAGTAATTTTAAGAAACTTGCATATGGAAGAGTATCAGTAGTTGCAGATGCAGATGTTGACGGGACCCATATCTGTTCTTTAATCTTAAACTTCTTCCATTCTCTCTATCCTACTCTTTTGCAGAGAGATCAACCCTTTATAGTTAGTATGCAAACACCAATCGCTCGTGTAATCAAAAAGACTGGTGATTTGTTATTTTATGATGAACGCAGATTTCATAAATTTCTCAGTGAACAAACTACTAAATTGAATGTCAAGTATTATAAGGGACTTGGTACTACAAAAGCGGAAGATGTCCCTGATACTTTTGGGTTGAAGATGGTAGAATTTGTTAATGACGACCAATCTTTAGCTAGTATGGTAAAAGCTTTTCACAAGAAAAGTGCCGATGCTAGAAAAATTTGGCTGGAACAATATAATCCAGAAGCGTACACTTTTTCTCTTGATGATCAAGGAAAGACAACTTCAATGAGTATTACAAATTTTATCAATGGAGAACTTATCAAATTCTCACACGCTGATTGCGCTAGAAGCATTCCAAATGGAATTGATGGTTTGAAAGAATCACAACGAAAAATTCTATACGCTGTAAAGAAAAGAAATTTGAAATACTCTGCAAAATCTCTCAAGGTAGCACAGCTAGCTGGTTATACAGCTGAACATTCAGATTATCATCATGGAGAGAATAATCTGCTTGAAACTATTATTGGTATGGCACAAGAATTTCCAGGAAGCAATAATATACCTCTTTTGTATCGTGACGGTATGTTCGGAACTAGGTTAGAAAATAATGGTTCAGATGCTGCAAATGGCCGATATATTTTCACAAAAATGGATGCGCTTACAGAACTCATTTTTCGTGAAGAAGATGAACCTATTCTAACACATGTTCGAGACGATGGTGGTAATTTTATTGAGCCAGAATTTTACGTTCCTATTATTCCAATGATGTTGATTAATGGATGTTCAGCTGGGATAGGAACAGGTTTCTCGTGTAAAGTGCCTTTGTACAATCCTCTTGATATGATAGAAGCTATTAAGATCTGGATAGAAAATGATGGTGAAGTTTTAGTCTCTGATCCTGATGCTCCAACAAATATTGTTAGCATGTTTCCTGAATTCACACCTTGGTATCGTGGATTTATAGGAGATATAGAGAAGAATGGCGAAAATAGGTTTATTTCATATGGAATTATCGAAGAAGGAAAAAAGGGTACTGTTGATATTAAAGAATTACCAGTTTCTATGTGGACTTCTAATTTTGCAGAATTTTGCGAAGATTTGAAAGCTGAAAAGAAACTCAAATCCGTATCAAATTATTCATCCACAAAAAAAGTTCATTTTGTACTCACAGAAGGAGATGATTTTCGATGCGATCTTGATAGTTTAAAACTTCATTCATATCTCTATACTTCTAATATGGTTATGTTTAATGAAAAATTACAGATAAAGAAATATGACACTGTAGACTCAATTTTAGACAATTTTTGTAGAGTTCGGTTTGACTATTACGAAAAAAGAAAAAGGCATCAGCTTGACTCATTAGAGAAAGAGATTAGGTATCTTGGAAATAAAGAAAGATTTGTATCAGAAGTTGTAAGTAAGACTATATCTATTATGAACGAGGAAGAAAGTGACATTATTGAAGTATTATCAGCACGAGGCTATGATGAAGACCCAAAGAAGGCTGAAGGTGAAGGAGGTTATGATTATCTGCTTCGAATGCAAGTTAGAACCTTTACCGCCGATAAGATCAAACAACTTAATAATGATATTATATCTTTGAAACAAAAATTAGAGGATTTGAGGGCTAAGAGTGAAAAGGATATATGGCTTTCCGAAATTGAACAATTTGAAAATGGGTACAAGAGGTGGCTTCAAGAAATTGAACAAGAAGAAGCAGTTGCTAAAAAACGTCGTTTAACAAAGAATAAAAAATAAAAGTGAAATAATCAACTAGAATATATTATTTTTATCAGTAAAAGAAAATGTTAACTTTAAAAGAATGTCAAGACTTGGCTATTAGTAAAGGAGGTGAATGTTTATCAAAAGAATATATTAACATTAAAACTAAGATGCAATGGAAATGTAAAGAAAATCATACTTGGTTTGCTAACTTTAAAAATATTAAATATCAAGATACTTGGTGTTTAAAATGTTCTGGAAAAGCTAAATTAACTTTGAAAGAATGCCAAGACTTGGCTATTAGTAAAGGTGGCAAATGTTTATCGGAAGAATATATTGGTAATAATTATCATATGGAATGGAGATGTGAAAAAAATCATATTTGGTTTTCTTCATTTAGCACTCTTAAAAATCATAATAGTTGGTGTCCTATATGTTCTGGAAATAGTAAATTAACTTTGAAAGAATGTAAGGACTGTGCTATTAGCAAAGGAGGTGAATGTTTATCAAAAGAATATATTAATAATGAAATTCATATGCAATGGAAATGTAAAGAAAACCATACTTGGTTTGCTAAATTTAGTAGTCTTAAAAACGCAAACACATGGTGTCCTTATTGCTTTAATCGTTCAGAAAAATTATGTAGAGAAATATTAGAAGAATATACCGGATTGCAATTTGCAAGTATTAGACCAAATTGGTTAAAAAATGGTGTTTCAGGTCATAATTTAGAGTTAGATGGTTTTTGTGAAGACCTAAGATTAGCATTTGAGTATCAAGGAAAACAACACTACGAATATATTCCTCATTTTCATAGAAATGAAGGAGATTTTGAAAGACAACAAGAACGTGATAAATTAAAATTAGAATTGTGTAAAAAACATAATATAGATGTATTGATAATTCCACACACTCTAACTTATCAGAATGAAAATGAGTTAAGAATTTTTATCAAAGAAGAATTAATAAAACGTTTAAATTGCGAGTTTCTATTTCTATAATGAAAATATAATAATACTCACAAAGTATTATTATAGACTTTTTGAAAATTAAAATTGTTATTTTCATTCTTTTTACTGAAATATAAAAATAATGAATAAAGAAATTAATAATTTTTGTGACAGTGTAAATACTTCAATTCAGAATAAAGAAACTTGTAGACAAAATGAACAAACTCTCAAAAATGAGAGACAAAAATCTATAGAAAATAGTGTAAAAATTAGATCAAGGATATAAAACGTCATTCATAATGTTAAACCTACTTGTTAGACAATAATACTCACAAAAGTATTATTATAGACTTTTTGAGATATTAATAAGAACTACTTTTTACAGATTTAAACGAACAGTTTGGTTTCCAAAATCAATTGTTGAATGTATATTATGATTTATAAGTAATTTTCATCAAAATTATTTTTATTTACAAATTCGATAACTCCTTGTATACAATCTTTGATAACATATTCATTCGAATATTTAACAAAACCACAAATTAAATCGTCTAATTCATCCAAAGACCATTTTTCTTGATTACCATTTTGAACATCAAATATAATATAATTATCTTTAAAGCCAGATATGTCACTGTAAAATGGTCTAAATCTAATTTGTTTAGTATTATTAGTACCAATACCGCCTTCTGAACAATCTAAATATGGTAAGACAATATTAGTTTCTGTTTTACACATAGATAACCATTCTTTAACAATTTCTTCATTTGCGTTATTATATTCACATTCTTTTTTTAATGCATTCCAAATATCTATATGTGGTTTAGTTACATATTGATCAATTCTAAATATTAAACGAACATAATGTGTATCCGGAATATTCATTTTATATATAATCTACATAAATTACGTAAAATTTGAAATTTTTTGAATATTAAAGATTAAATATTAATTATCTGGTGTCAGGATTTCATAATTTTTACATTACTAGAATGTAGTTTCTATAATTTTAATTGGAAAATCCAAAATACAACCATTTCATAATTGAAGTTTCTAAAAAGAGGTTTTTGATTACAAATTTATTATGATATATTATTTATAGCATTCATAAATCTATTATATATATAATTTAATCCATCTAATTGTCGAATTAAATTTGCAGTATCTTCTTCATCATGCGTTGTAAGTCCATCATCAATTAGTTTCTTTTCTTTGACTAGTTTTTCATACATTTCTTCAAAAATCTTTTCACAAAGACGTTTTAAATCCGAATGTATGTCTGGATCTTTTATCATACGAATTAAATGGTTTAAATCTGAAATATAATCCCGAACGCTCCATGGGTTCATAGGTTCTATATTATCTCGTAGTATAAATTGTCTTAATGAACCCAATACTTCCATATTAAGTTGATCAAAATCATTATTATTAGTTATTAATTCTAAATGTTCACGTAGATTGAGACGTTCTACAGCTTGTGCAAGTTCAATATGAGCTTGATATTCAGCTTCTGCACGTTGAATAAGAGCTCGACGTTCAATAAGAGCTTGACGTTGAGCTTGACGTTCTTCCGCTTGTGCAAGTGCAATACGAGCTTGATATTCAGCTTCTGCTCGTTGAATATAAGCTGGAGGTTCAGGTTCTGTTATAACAAAATTTGGATTTTGTTCCTGGTTTGGAAAATGCCATTGACTTTGACGTCCATTAGTGTAATATACTCTACCTAGATCAACATTATTGCTAATACGTCTTTCCCAACCTATTGGAAGTGGCCGTTCGTCATTTTGCAAAGGGTCACGTGGCTGATAACGTTGTGGTGAACGAGATCTATTTTCTGGTATATTATTAAACATGTTTTTATAATAATATAAATATATTTATATTTTCAAATTTATATTTATCAAGTTGTTCGATGGGTACTTTAGTATTCTACATCGAAAATTGACTACGCCCTGTTGACCTATCAACCTAGTATGTTCTATCGGGATCAGCTGTATTACTAAAATGACGAGTCCAATTTGGTGGAAGTTGAAAATCCTTTTCAGTCTCCAGAAATAATGAAAGATACGTGTATGAAAAAATACGGTGTTGAATATCCAATGCAAAATCCTGAAATATCTGAAAAATCAATGTTAAAAGATATATGGCTTGAAGAATTTAAAAAAGCGGTACAATAGGTGGCTTCAAGAAATTGAAAAATAAGCCAAGGTTGCAAAAAAAAACGCAGTACAAAGACTAAAAATAGTTATATATCTGATAATGTAATAATTTTTATTTCCTTCTTAATTAGTGATAATTTTTGTCTTATTATATCATCATATACAAATGTTGTAAGTAGTATCACATCACAATTGTTTACTTGTAGTTCAAACATTTCGTAATTGATAATTGTAATATCTCCTATAAGCTTATTTGTATATAATTTATTGTCATCTATTATGTTTATAATTATGACGTTTTCAAGTAGCTTGTTAATAATTTTGAATAAAAATTGACCACAACCATAAACATAAATTTTCTTATATGGTTGTAAATTTTTATAATTAAAACTATCTATTTTAGATATACCATCTTTAAAATATTCCATAAAAGATACATTTACTTCTTTCTTTTTGAAAATACCTCTGATTACGTAATATTTATTTTGTTTTATATTAAAATAGTCGTCATCTATATTAAGTGCTACATAATTGTTGTTTAATAGTAATTTATTTAACGAGTATTTAGAAAAAAAATTTATGTGTTCAATATTTATCTCCTGTAAGGGACAAATTTCAGTAAACTCCTTATAATATTCTGCGTTTGGTACTTCAATATATAATAAACCATTTTCAGAAATGTTTTCAGAAATAGTTTTTATGAATATATTTATATCATAAATGTGTTCTAATACATGTGATAATATCAAACAATCATATTTGTTTGTGTTAGTTTTCATACCAATGTCAAATTCTGTAACAATGAATTTTTCTGATAGTAATTTTGATAAATATCCATTACCACAACCATAATCTATTATTGTATTTACATTATAATTTAATAATTTATCATATAGATATTGGTGACATCTTTGATCTTTATCACAGTATATAGTTCCTTTAGTATAATTATTTGTTTTTGTGTAATATTCATTATAATCTTCTTGGGTATTATTTGACTCGGTATAATAGAAATCACAATCAATACAATAATAAATTTGTAAGGTGTTGTTCAATTTATTATCATTTGTCGTTTTTAAAATTATTTTTTCAATATAAAGTGTATTTATCTGATAGCAACATCTACAAATTTTCATCATTAATTTATATATAATATATATATATTTAAATATCATATATAAAATAATAATAGACAAAAATCTATAGAAAATGCTAGGTATGAATTAGAAAATAGTGTAAACATTAGATCAAGAATATAATACTTCATTCATAATCTTAAACCTACTTGTAAGATAAAATAATACTCGTAAAGTATTATTATAGACTTTTTGATATTTTTATACACAATATAGGTCATATAAAACAACTTGATAATGAATTATTAACATTGATGATTGTACTGATATAATTAGGTAATGCTCACTATTTTATAATCAATTCAATAAAATAGTATATCGTTTTTTACGGATTGTAGTTGGCAAAACTTTATGGATAAGTATTTATCTTCATATTAGGATATAAATATACATCTTTTTATTTTCTATAATAAAATAAACACACTGACAGCTATTCTTAATAGCTTTATATCCCGCTACTAAATTCATACGAATTCATATAAATCTAGTAGCGGTAATTGTGTTTGAATATATTTTACAAGTTCTCTTGATGTATTCGTTACAATAGAAAAATTTATACCATTTTGAAGACATTTGTATAATAATTCTTCAGCACCTTCTATAAATTTAATATTCTTATTTTGTTTAAATACTTCATATATATTTATATAAATATATATGAAGTATTTAATTGTTGGTGGAACAGGTTCAATTGGTTATAAGTTAGTAGATGAATTATTACAAATTGGTCATAATATATATGTAACAACTAGTAAAAAAGAAAAAGAGGATTCTACTAAAAAAATATATTACTTAACTAGTAATAATTTAGAGATATTAGACATATGTGGACAATTAGATGGTGTAGTTTGGGCTCATGGAGCTAATGTTAATGATAGTATTGAAAATACAAGTGAACTAACTAATTTATTAGATACAAATGTAGTATTTATTGTAAATACATTACAATATATGATTAATAAAAATATACTTAAAGATGGAAGCAAACTAGTTATTATTAGTTCTATATGGGAAAAATTATCGAGAGATAATAAACTATCTTATAGTATATCTAAATCAGCCCTATCTGGTCTAGTTAAGTCTGCTGCATATGAATTATCTGCTAGAAATATATTGATAAATAATGTATGTCCAGGACCTATAGACAATGAAATGACACGTAATACACTAAAAGCCGAACAATTAGAATATTTAAAAACTTATATGAAATTTGGAAGATTAGTGACACTAGATGATGTTTGGAAGACAGTAAAATTTTTACTAATAGATAATACAGGTATTACAGGACAATCAATAATGGTAGATCTGGGTTTTTGTGGAATAAAAAAGTATAATTAATTTATAATTATAAATAATTCTAATAAATAATGTTTAGTGTTGGAAATACAGATTTTAAAATAGAATCTAGATATATAAATAGTTTATCTATAAAATCATATGATAAAGTATATGAGGTACACATTAATAACGATAACATAAATAAAATAATAAATGATAATTTTGTAGAAGGAGATTATATAGTTGCTGATAAATATTTTGAAGGACAGATTAAAAATACTAAGATATATTATATCGAAGCAATTGAAGATAATAAAGTTATGGATACAGTACTAAATACATTAGATAAGTTATCCGAAAATAATTTTACTAAAAAGAATAAACTGATAATTATTGGCGGTGGTATAATTCAGGATATAAGTGGTTTTTTATGTGCTATGTATAAGCGTGGTATTAAATGGCTACTAGTACCTACAACAATGTTAGCTATGACAGATTCATGTATTGGTGGAAAGGTATGTCTAAATAGAGGTGGAAAGAATATGCTTGGATTGTTTGTATCTCCTTCAAAAGTTATAATATCTGATAAATTTTTAGAAACACTTGATCATAATATGATAATATCTGGTTTAGGAGAATCACTTAAGTTAGCTATTATAGCTGGTCAAAAAGAAGTTGATAAGTTTATAGAAATGTACAATACTAAAAATTATGTTGATATTATTAAACAATCATTAGAAATAAAAAAAACGATAGTTGAATATGATGAATTAGAAAAGAATGAAAGACGAGTATTAAATTATGGTCATACTATAGGCCATGCTTTAGAAGGTGCAACAAATTATTTTATACCACATGGTATAGCAGTCCTATTAGGTATGTATTATATAAATAAACTTTTTGTAAAAACTAATTTATTTAACGAAATAAACGAGCTAATATTAAGTATGGTTCCTCCAAAATTTTTAGTAAAATTAGATATAGACAAGTTATCTGGCTTTATTAAGACTGATAAAAAAAATATGGGAAACGACATTTGTCTAATTGTTCTAGAAGACTTTGGTAAATCTACATTTATTTTTAAAAATCTTGAAGTATTAATATATGAGTTATCTGATTTATTATTGTAATTATCAATATAATATATTGTATTTAAGAATTCTTACCCTTTTTGGTTCTTTATTAATGACGAACAATACATTTTTTGTTTACACACAATAGTAAAAAATAAAAATTACTTATATGTAATTTTTATCATATTATGATTATTTAGATTCTTTAGGATCATAATTTAAGTTTTTTTTAAACCGTGAACTTACACCTAACGGACCTATTACAAACTTATAGTTTACTCAATGAATTTAGAAGCATAGATGGCAAGACTTTTTTCTAATCCTAAAAATTCAATATTAATTTGGTTTAATTTTTGGTTATCTCCACAATAGTTTTTATCAGAGTCTTTTTTAATAATTTTCATTTTGTCATAATCTCCTATAATCAAATAGGCTATATCTGATAATTTATATTTTTTATCATAACATATATTGATAGTTTTCTCTAACACTGACTGTTTTTCTATATGATCAAAATAGAATTTAATTATTTTTACAAAATCATCTTCATACATAAAATCAAAATATTTATCTTCAAAAATTGTAACAAAGCTATTTTCATCTCTTTTCTTTTTTGTGAGAAAGCAACTTTTAATAAATCTATCAGGTTCTTCATTGATATGAAAAATATTAAAAATTCTAAAATTATACATATTCACATAAGGTAACGATCTTTGATATATAAGATATTTAGAAAAACCATAATAATCAGTTGGTACATTATATACATCTTCTTCTTTTCTGTTCAAAATATCAGTTGAACGATCATAAATTGCGGCTGAATCAAAATTAATAATCATTTTAAATTTGTCTGCAAATTGTAGTAAATTCTCTAACATTAGTAAATTTAAATATACAACTTCACCAGTTTCTTCTTTTGTTCTTCTGCCTCCTATTATAGCACTATGAACCAATATATCAAACTTGTTTTTATCTAAGTAACTTTTAATAGCAATTTGATCTAAAACATTTAATTCTGCACGCGTTAAGTTTGTTATTTGGTAAAGTTCTGAGTTTAAATTATCTTTGATCATTTTTGCTATATTTCCATTTCCTCCTGTGATTAAAATTCTCATTTAAAAATATTATATTTAATATATAAATGTTAATTTTAGATAAAAATATTGTTATTTATCCTCATACTGTTATTAAAGAGAATGATGGAGGTGCGGTAGTACAGTATTATTTGGCAAGTATTTTAGATAATTTAGGAGTAAATGTAAAAATATGTAATGTTTATGATAATAACGCGAAAAATAATTTCTATAACAATTTTATTACTACTGCAGAAATCAACAATATGAACATGGAAAATATAATAGTTATATATTGTGAAGGAATTGTAGGAAATCCATTAAATGCTAAATATGTAGTTAGATGGATGTTAAGTAAATTAGGACAAAATGTTCCTTATAATAGATACTTAAGTTGGGGAAATAATGAATTAATATATTTTTTTAACAGTGAAATAGATATTATCAATCAATTGTTAGATGTTAAATATTTAACAGTTATTTATGTAAATCCTAAAATGCAAAATTTGAATCAAACGAGAAACGGTGGTTGTTTTACTTTTCGAAAAAAAGTAGGTAATTGTAATCATACAAAAATGTTACATTCTACAAACGATTTCGAACTTACATATCATCTTTTACAAGATGATTATGTTAATATATTTAATAAATACGAATACTTCATATCATATGATCCGTTAACCTTTTTGTCTATTATTGCTGCTTTATGCGGATGTATTTCAATAGTTTGTCCAGCCTATGGGGTTTCGAAAAAAGATTATTTTAAAATGACAGCTTTCTACGAATATATGGTACATAAAAATTTAGATTCTTTTTATGGTATTGCATATGGTAATAGTTCAGAAGAACTCGAATATGCTAAAAATACAAAACATTTATTAAAAGAACAATTTACAGACATGACAAATTGGATGATTGAAAAATATGTTAAAAGTTTTATTAATGATTTAAGTAATTGGGATAGTAATAAAAATACAGTACTTAATTATATTATTTCTGCACATAAAAACATTGATTGTACATTTTACCGAGAATATTACAAAGATTTACATCATATGAATGAAGCAGAGTTAATTAATCATTATAATGAATATGGAAGAAAGGAAGGACGAGTAGTATCACAACAACAATTAAATAAAAGAGAAGAAAGGAAGGACGAGTAGTATCACAACAACAATTAAATAAAAGAGAAGAAAGGAAGGACTAGTAGTATCACAACAACAATTAAATAAAAGAGAAGAAAGGAAGGACTAGTAGTATCACAACAACAATTAAATAAAAGAGAAGAAAGGAAGGACTAGTAGTATCACAACAACAATTATTCTCAATTATAACATAATTTTTATACCTTAAGTTATAAAAATTTATTTGTAATTAAAAAAATCTTTTATTTTATCACATACATAATCACAATTTTCAATTGTTATCATAAGACCCTAACAAAAATCCTTCATCCATAATTCTATCAGAATTTGAGAATTCTAATTGGATATCTAGAAAAGCATACTTTGGATTAAATAATCTATAGTTAATTAAGTATCTAATTGGTGCTAGTTTTTTTTGTTAAACTATATTAACAATCATTTCATTTTTAAATTCTTCTCGTGATAAAAATGGTTCCATGTCTTCCAACGGTCTGTTTGTAAAAGTTCCATCATCATTTTTAATAGCATTAAGACGAGGATAACGTGATTGAACACAGCAAAATATCTCTAAAATTACAGTTTCTGTACACTTTAAAAAAGCATCAAGTGTTTGGTCAAGATCTATATTTTTACTTGAACTTATATGCTTAATACCATATGCGTTAGCTATCTTTTCTATATTTGGAAATGATAATCCACTTGATGTATCAGCACCAAATTTAGCTTTAAAAAAGTTATTTTGTGTTATTTGATTCGCACCATAAGCACCATTATTAAATATCATTATTTTAATAGGAAGCTTATATTGAATTATAGTTTGTAGTTCTTGAATATTCAATTGAAATGAACCTTCTCCAAAAATAGGTATAATCATTTTATCTTTAGCAGCAATACTGGAACCTATAGATGCCGTAAGTTCAAAACCCATATCACCTTGACTACTTATTAAAAATTTATCATCTTTTTTAATACTTGTCATATGCCATACATTAGTAATAATAGAACCAGATGATACAATAATTATCTTATTTTCAGGGGCTGCATTAAAAAACTTTTTTAAAGCGAAATAAGGATTAATACCATTAGAATCATCAGAACACTCTGGCATTTCAAACATCCATTTATTTTTCCAATAGTTACATTTATGTACCCAATTTGTATAATCAGGTAGATTATAATTAAAATTATCAAAAAATGTATTTAGATCCATATATGCCTTAAGAGTATAATTAATATTATCTTTCATTAATTCATTTTTATCGTTGTCAATATATACTATTTTAGCTTCTCTAGCAAACCAGTCAGATTTGTATCCAATAATTCCCTGTGACATACGACAACCAAGAGATAATATTAGATCTGAATTTTGTACTGAAAAGTTACCTGGTCTATCACCAATTAATCCAACTTTTCCACAATATAATATATCATTCGTTTCAAGCAAGTCTGTACCATGATATGATACAACACAAGGTATATTATATTTCTTTATAAAAGCATTAAATTTATTATTACAATTACCAAGTTTAATTCCATTTCCTGCTAAAATAATTGGACGTTTAGATTGTTGTAATAGTTCACTTATATTATTAAGTATAATAAATTCAGGAACGGAATCATTAGCTTTAGTTATAATAGGAATATCGTCATCATCAATTAGCATACTTTGAATATCAACAGGAATAGATAACCATACAGGACCAGGACGACCATTAATAAGATTATATACAGCCTTAATTAAAACAGATTTAATTTCAGTTACATTTAATATTTCATAAGCATATTTAGTAATAGGTGTAACCATAGAAATAATATCACTGTCAGCACCTGCGTAGTGACGTAGTTTCATAGACTCTGTATTAATACTTCTAATTGATTCAGTTGATTTAACTTGTCCCGAAATAAATAATACAGGTACACTATCTTGATGAGCAACCAGACAAGGACTAATTGTATTAGTTGCAGCACAACCTGCCGTTGTACAAACAATTGCTGGTTTACCAAGTGTTTTTCCGTAACCAACAGCTGAATAACCGCATGCTTGTTCGTGGTGTTGATAATAAATTTCAAAGCCTGGTGTTTTACCAAAAGAATCATTAAGATGCATAGAAAAACCACCAGTAATTGTAAAAATAGTATCTAATTTGTTTTTCAATAAAAAATTTACAATATAATCACTAACTTTCATTCTTTCTATATTAGTTAAATTGTTTTAAATTAGATAATAATTTATTCAGATGCCTTTTTAAATCTATTTTCAATCATAACAATACGATTCGCATCCTTATTTGCAAACTCTTGATATCTGTTACTAATGTATTTAATCCACTCTAATTCAAACTTAGTAGCATTCAGAATAAGTTCTTCAAAATTATTTAGATTAATTTTTGAGGTATCAAAAATGACATATCTTGTTTCAAACTTATCTAGAAGATTATTTGAAACAAGATTTTTAATAAATTTTTCAGAATTATTACTAATACCACCACCCATACAACATTTAATATTATGTTTTTTGGCAGCTGAAAAAACAGTAGATATATAATTATACATTTCATCCGTATCAACAAAATCTCTATCTTTACCTAAAGAACAAACAAAATCAACACGACCAAATATAAGATAATCTAAATCGTCAAATGATTTTTTAAAAGATTCGAGATTATTATAAGATGTAATAGTTTCTAGATTAAACCCTTTTTTACCGGTATATCCATTGTTTTTAAGTATAGTTAAGAATTTTGAGAGAGCAAAGTTGGTTTCAACCATAGGAGAGATAATAATATCAGCATTTAAATGCATACAATCAACAATATCTCTCTTAGCTTCACCACCTCCTATCTTAATAGATAAGTCTAGACCTAACAGGGCTGTTAGGTAACGCATAGATACAATTTCATTATGCTGAGCCCCTTCATCTTCAAACGAAATTTTAATACCTACACATCCAATATCTTTAAGTTTTTTTAAAATATGTATTAACTCTGGAGTAATCATTTATATTTTTAAATATATGTTTAAATATATATTATTTCATTTTTCGTGGCACATGTTCAAATGGTTATAAGTTAGTGAATGAATTATTATTACAAATTGGTCGTACTATAATGTAGTAATAATTTAGAGATATTAGACATATATGGAGAATTAAATAGTTTATTTTTGGCTCATAGACATATATTAATATTAAAAATATAACTATTTTTTGAAAAATTGTTTAATTTTTATATCCTTAAGGTTATAAAAATTTATTGGTAGTTAAAAAATTATTTTATTTTATCACATACATAATCACAATATTCAATTGTCATACCATAATGAGACCCTAACAAAAATCATTCAGCCATAATTCTATCAGAATTAGTAAATTCTTCTAAATAAAGATACTATTTTTGATAATAAATTATTAGAAATGATGTATTATCACGTGTGTAAATTGTTGATCAAGTAAGTGTAAATGTAATTCATACATTTTTAGAAGTTGTGATCAAAAACGACTCTTTATTAACAAAGATGAATAAGATCAACAGTTAATAGCCTTATTTTATTTGTTATAATTCTCCTTATATTTTATTAAATATTCCCTTATAACAGTTTTAATATTCTTTGTATTTGGATAAAGCGTTTCTAATCGCGTAGTGTCCAGAAAATTATTAGAACGACCATTATTTAATACTTTTCCCTGATCTTCCAAAGAGAAATTTTTCCATTTGAAATTAGGATCCACAATATCTCTAAACATTTCTAAGATTTCATTGTGTGTAATTACACCTGGGTTTGTTAGATTAATTGTTCCAACCACTTTATTTTGCATCATATCCAATACTTTTGGAAGTAAATCAGGCAAGACAGTTATAGAGTTCGGAATAGAACAAATCTTCTCATACTTTGTAAGCTTAGTTATAAAATTACTGTCATTAACTTTATCAGTGATAGGCATTCGAATCCTAATATTTAAAACTTGCTTATCGAAGAAATGCATTAATTGATCCGTAAAGCCCTTGCATATCGAATAGGAAGAGCCAAAGAAGTTCGGAATATCATCTTCTGTGAATCCACTACCTTTTTCTTGATTACCAATAACGTGCTTTTCGTCATAATTAAATATACAACCGGTGCCTAAATACGAATAATGAATTCCCAAGCGTTGACACATTAAGGCCAATATTATAGGAGAAAACAGATTATCCCTAATATTTTCTACTAATTTGCCTTTATTCTCTAGATAATCGATACTATTATATACCTTATCACCAATCGTACCGTGTGTACGTCCAATAAAAGATACAATATGGCTTGGGTTTGTGACGATAATTTCTTGTTCTAAAGTTACGACGTTGTCTACTCTAGAGAGCCCTTCTACATAATCAACACCAGATGTCTTCACAATTTCGACAAATTGTGAACCAATCCAACCTTTGGCACCATAGATTAGGATTTTCATTATTTTATTAAATACTAACATATGTTTTTAAGTCTTTTTATATGAATTTGTTTTATTCTATTAGAAGTTCAAATACTATAAGTTACTAAAACATATTAAATATAATATAAACAATATATGTTATGTTTTTAAATAATCATAAATCACAATGTGAGATATATCATTATGGTGACATATCTGGAGAAACTGCAAATTATGTTGCTAAATTATGTAATATAATTGGAAATCTAGAAAGTATACATTTAGAAAGTATTGTTAAACGTATTTATAAAGATTTTAATATCAATTATTATGATTCTATTACAGGTAAAAATGTGCTTTTTGTTGGACAATCGTTACGCGGATGCTCAACAAATATTAACGGATATCCAGAGAAGTTAGAATCATTGGGATGGAGACCAGAATATTCAATTGATAAAATCATTGAAGATTTATCTTCAAATATATAAAATGTATTTGTGAAATCAAAAAGCTTAGAGAATCATAAACTAATATAGTTAGTTCGATTATATTATACGAATCTTACTTTTTTCATTTAATGTTCCAAATAAACGATCAAGTGTTGTGAAATACAAAGAATAGTTATATGATGATGTACTACCATACTGATGATGAATCCAGTGTAAGTATGGTGAATTCATAAACCCTGCTTTTTCTATTCTTAATGGATAAGTATGTATATAGGATGCCCATATACTATTAAGTATTAAACATATAAAAGCACAGTATGCATTGTAATAAAAAATAAAAAATGGAGTAAAAAAGCTAAGATTTTCAAGTGTCGCATCTATCCAATGGCTATATCTTGCACAATGAGATCCAATCGGCTGACATAAATGATGTTTTTGATGTATCTGATAATATAAGAAAACGTGACATAATCTATGTAAAAAGTAAAATGTTGTATCAACAATCAAGAAATACAATAATGATAATAATCCATCAAACAAGTCTGGTATTCCCCATGTAAACCGATAATATATTAAGTACCAAGTAAGTAAATAATTTATTATATTACCATGCCATTCTTCAAGTGCTTGCTTTTGCGTTGATACCTTAAAATGTTGTTGATCGACTAAAAAAGATGAAACTGAATAAAGAGTAAAATCAATAAATGGTGTTAATACCATTCCAATAAAACCAAGAATATAATCAAACATAATTATTTAATAATAATAAATATATTAATCTTAAATTCAGATTAATATGAATTTATCTTGTTACAAATTATACTTAATTTGTTTGTATAGATATAAAAATCTTATTTAAGAATTATACCTTAGTAATAAAATGGCTTTAACATCTTTCTTATACGATTCAGAGTCACCGTCATTGTTTCTTAAATCTCTAGAAACAACATATAATGACAATCAGGTGTTTGAAGAAAAGAAAATTGCAAATGAAACAAACAAGAATATTACTAATATGCTTTCAAAAATTATTAGTCAAAATGAGGAAATTAAAGAAAAATTAGAAAAAATGGTAACCTTTAACATATCTGGATAATAATAAGAAACTGATTCTAGTGGTAAAAATGAAACTATCAATACTCTTATAGGCTCAATAATAGTAGATTAATTATGTAACAAAGTTTAAATTTGAAACACTACACTAAATAATTAATAATTAATACTTTATAAAGTATTAATTATTAATTATTTTTGAAAGTAATTGTTATTTAAAATTATTACAATTTAATATAAAATGACAAAAACAATTATAGTTACAGGAGGATGTGGATTTATTGGACATCACTTTATAGAACACATTTTAAAAACTACTGATTGGAATATTATTATTATAGATAAGTTAACATACGCTAGCAAGGGATTTGATAGATTAAAAGATGCTGAAATTTTTTACAATAAAAAAATTCGTATATTTACATATGATCTAGTAATTCCTTTATCTGAAGGATTGATAAAAGAATTCGGGGATGTAAATTATATAATTCATATGGCAGCCGATACACACGTTGACAATAGCATTAAAAATCCTGTAGAAATCATTCATAATAATATCACAAGCACTGTTAATTTATTAGAATATGCGCGTTCTTTAAAGAGTTTAGAATTATTCTTTTATTTTAGTACTGATGAAGTTTTTGGTGCTGCACCAAACAACGTATCATTTACTGAATGGGACAGACACAAACCAACAAATCCGTATTCAGCTTCTAAATCAGCTGCCGAAAATATATGTATTTCATATGAAAATACATACAAATTACCAATAATAATTGTTAATGTAATGAATGCATTTGGAGAACGTCAACATGTCGAAAAATTTATTCCTAAATGCATTAAATACATTTTAGAAGGTAAAAAGATCGACATTTTTTGTGATAAAACTTCCACAATACCTGGAAGTAGATTTTATATTCACGCTAGAAACATTGCAAACGCTATATCATTTCTAATTATTAACGGTGTAATTGGAGAAAAATATAATATTGTAGGAGAAAGAGAAGTTAATAATTTAGAAATGGCTCAATCTATTGCAAAAATACTTGGCAAAGACCTAATATATGAAATGATTAATTTTCACGAAGACAGACCTGGTCACGATGAAAGATACTCGTTAAATGGGCAAAAATTATTAGATATGGGATTTACTTTACCGTTAGATTTTGATCAAAGTTTAGAAAAAACAATTAAATGGACTTTAAAGAATATGGAGTGGTTAAACTATTAAATAGAATGCGTAAATAAAAAATCTTCATCGTCTATCTTTTCTACTTTATTATAACCAAGAGACATAATATTATCAATTATTTGTTGTCGAGTAATTATTATATTTTCTTCTTTTCTTTTGTCGTTATTCCAAATTTCGATTACTAAATCAGGAAGATCTTTTTTAAGAGTTTCTTTTGCACCAATCAAAAATTTATCCTCCATTCCCTCGATATCTACAAGCATCAAATCTATTTTATTTAAATTCATATTATCAAGAGGTACCGAGACAATTCCTAAATTCTCTAATTTTGCGATAGAAGCACTCCTTTCACCTGTAATAAGATCATTAGTTGTAAATACATGCATGCCTCCATTATTGTTCTTTAGACGATCGTTATCATCATCCATAAAAAAAACACTTTCGTGCTTATCACCCAAAGCTACATTATATATCTCAACATTTGACAATTTGTTAAGTTCGACATTTTTCTTCAAATGATCAAAAGTTTTTGGAAATGGCTCAAATGCTGTCACGTGAGAAGCAATTTTTGACATTGGAAGTGTTATAGTTCCAATGTGAGCTCCTACATTTACAAAATGACCTTTTTGTTTCATACGAGATTTTAAAAGTTTAAGTATTTTAGGAGACCATTGTTTACGGTTTAGAATTGTTTTTTGAATTACATCGTTTTTATTACGTATTTCGTAAGAAATACCTTCAATGTTTACTATATTGGAAACTTTTTTAGATTTAGGACTTGTATTATATAAAAAGAAAAACAGAAAGTATGATGTATAATATAAAATTATTAAAAAAAGTATTATTTTAATCATTATTTATTGTAAGACTTTTATTATTTTTTTACATTTATATTTTTTAATTAGGAGTTGTGAGATGGATATTATTTGATAATGAAGTTGAAACAACATTCAATAAATTATCTTGTATTTCTAGTGAATCAAAACTGCTATCCGATGCGGATGATAATCCAGACCCTATTGAAGATTTCAATTCATTTAAATTTTGACCCAATTCCGACTTTGGTAAACTTAAACATGACCAATTTAACTGTGTGATTAAAGATTCGGTCAAATCGTTATTATTTATTTGGAAATTTTCAAGATGCATCTTTATATTTATAAATATTTATTTATAATTGTTTAATTATAATTTAAGTAGTTCAATTTTTGAAAAAAATTTTTTTGCAATATTGTGTGCAGAAATACGAGATGAAGGATTCCATTGTAAACAATCATTTAAGATTTCTTCATAAAATTCGCCATAAGAAGTATTTATACGTTTATTTCCAATTTTTCGTGAAAATACCTTTATCCAAGGTTTACATTCAGAAATCTTACCAATTCCAGCTAAATCAATATTTTCTGAGCAATGTGTAGGCATATGTGCAATGTCATCAACAGTCACCATACCACGAATCCGTATAATTCTTGTCAGAACATCAATCTGGTTATCTCCTGTAAAAAGTGGACCTCCATAGGCAAACTCTGCCAAGATACAACCAAACGACCAGATATCTATTGAAGTTGAATACATATCACGACCAAGTATAAGACACGGTGCTCTGTAAAAACGAGTGCACACATATGTTGTATTAGGTTGACCTTCTTTTACAAACTTTGCACTACCAAAATCAGCCAATACAAGGCGATTTGTATTTACATTTACCAAAATGTTATCTGGTTTCAAATCGCGATGCATCAATTGAATTTTTTCGAGAAATTCCAAAGCACAGGCAAGTTGCCACATCATATTATACATTTTATCTATTTTCAGTCTCATTTTTTCTACTGCAAGGCGCTCCAAAAGATTACCAAGAGTTTCGGGCATAAACTCCATTACTAGATACAAAGTATTCTTATTGGTCCAATATCCAAGTAGTTGAACAATATTGGGATGGTTTTCCAACGCAAGTATCTTGCACGTTTCTAATTCTCGATTTATGTGACCTTCTAATTCCGGAACACGCTTGACAGCAATCTGTCCTGTTGGTGTATCAACCATATGTACGCTACCAAATGCACCACTTGCAAATTCTTCTCCAAGAATTACTGGAGAATATTGTTTGAGTTCATTTAAATTATTTTTAATTATTTTAGTTTCAAATGTATTAGACATATTTATATGTTATAAATAAGTTAAATATTTGTTTATCTTATTTTACAAATCCATATAAGTAAGTCTTATTTTATAAGGCGCTGAAAGAGTTGGAGAAGAAGAAGTATCATTATAATCATAGCAATAAGGAGTAAAATCACCTCCATTTTTTTGAATTTGTTTACAAAAAATATCAAGAGGTGATCCATTTTTTAAATTGTTTGAATTATTAATAAAAGTTTTAACAGGTGGTTGATTTGGTTTATTTCCATTTGAAGGATCAATTTCATTACCTTTATCACAACCACTTCCCCATGTGTTATATTTGTTTAACAAAGCTGTATTTTCGGGAGAACTAAAATCAAACAAAATTTTAGAGCATTCATTAAATGCACATACTTGATTACCAGCAGTACAATATGATTTACAATCAGCCGAATCTGCGTTACAAGTTCCAGGTGTTTTGCCTACACATGCTTTAGAGCAATCAACTTTAGCAGGATTTACACATCCTACTGTAAGACCTTTTGAGTATATAGTTTTGTCTAAATTTTGACATGGATTTTCATTAATTATCATTCTTTCTATTTTTTTATTTTCTGTTGTTAATAAATATTCCATTCTATAGTTAATTCCGTCGACTGCACTAGAATCAGCAACCATATCTTTACCACCTTCAATTAAAATAGAACTTTGATATGCAACATTAATTGGTCTGTCAGACTCTCCTGGTTTATGAGGTCTTGGCAATGTTTGTTCCCAAGAATCTTTTAACATTTTTACAGCCATAATAATCCAAGCAACATTTTTTGGTTTAACCTTTTCAGGAATTTGAAGTAAAATATTACCTCCTTTAGGTATAACTACTTCTACAGTGACTTTAGAACCTAATGGATTCCATGCCAAACCGGAAGATGGAATTGTTTTATATTCATTCATTCCCCAATTTACTGGGTTAAATCTTAAAGCTTCTTGATGACCACCAATTTTTTTCCACTGTTCAGATGGATCTTCAAAAATATTTAATTGTAAAAAAACATGCAATGGATTTTCACTTGTATTATTTACAATATTAATAGAACTATTAGGTTGATCATTTAAATTAATCTTTTCACTACTATTATCCGATCCACTACTACCTGATCCACCACTACTACCTGATCCACCACTACTACCTGGTCCACTACTACTACCTGATCCACTACTACTACCCGATCCACTACTACTACCCGATCCACTACTACTACCCGATCCACTACTATTTGAAATAGTATTTTTTACTAAAACAACAAATACAACTATCAAAGTAACTGCTACAACAAAACCAAAAAGTATAAAAATTTTTGACAAATTATCCATTTTTTTATAAATGGATATAAATTAAAACCGATAAATTTTTATTTATTTTTTTTGAAATAAAAAACCCCACGATTCTTCAATTATTTCTTTCTTTATTGGAGTTGACATTCGACCCCATCTTTGTTTTTTTTCTTTCCAACACCAACTTGAATGTAATTCAAGATCTTTCCAAATTTCATATACATAATCTTTGTCACCGTTACTTTTAATCCAAATATTCATTTCAGTATGTTTTTGTAAAGTTCCGACTTTTTTACTTTTGTGTGATGTTTTATTTATTTGATAAACAATAAAACTCATTTATTCTATAGCAGGATAATTTACTGTCATTTCTCCTCGAAATGTTTTTTCCATAAGTTGGTTAATTAATTTTTTATTTTCTACATTTCCAAGAAGAAAACAAAGTTTTGCATATGCAGCCGATGTAGTCATATCATAACCAGATAAAACACCAGCTTCTAAAAGACTAATATCTACATGAAAATCATTAACTAATAATTCATCACATTGAGAGACTGCTACTATAAGAACACCATTTTCAACTAATTTTTTGATTGTGTGAAGAAAATTTTTTGACATAGGAGAATTCCCAGATCCATATATTTCAATAACTATACCATTTACTGTTTTACTATCGAATAAATTAAGAAATGACGATGAGTCCATTCCAGGAAAAACTTTTATTACAATAACATTAATTGTTGGGTTAATAAATTTTATTTGAGGTTTTTCTTGTGGGAAACTAAGACAATTTTGCAAAGTAAGAAATGGATAATTTGGAGAAGTAAAATGACTTAGAGACCTGTGAACAGCCCTACAACCACGTATAAGTTTGTTATCAGAAGAAATCATTACTTCTGGTATTTTAGTCAATGATGCTAATTTTAAAGCAGATTCAATTTCAAGACCTGTTGATAATATAACTGGTTTTGTTAAATTTTCCATCATAAATGATAAAGCTGAAGCCGTATAAACTAATGTATCTGCATCGCACACTATTACAAAGGTATCATAAGAGTGATATTTTTTTGCTATATCCGAAGCAATTGTATTCCAATCTTTTGGTACAATATCAGAAGATTTTATTAACGGATTATAAGAATAAAAATCGTATTTTCCGATTTTACTATCATAATTTTCTTTAAAATCTTTATCGATATCTCCTCCAGTATGAATAATCTGAATTTTGTTAACAAGTATTTCTTCATTTTTTCTTTGTGTGTTTATGCTAAGATAAACAGATATTGCGGTTGCTATTAAAGCTGATATTGTAAGAAAAATTAAAGTAGATTTCTCATCTTTAGTAAGGATCCTCATTTTATTTATTATTACTTGAGATAAAAGTAATAATAAATTAGCTTTACAAATTCAAATATTATGCTTTACCATATTTTTTAGTAAAAATTGATTTATTAGAATGCTTAATAAATTTGGTTAATCCAGTTTCACAATCACATAGACTTATTAAAGCGGGAGTTCCTCCAACAATTTTTTTGTTTTTATATGTAGTAACGCGAATGTCACTCGGGTCTGCTTTTACACGAGATCGACATTTTACACAATAAAATTCAGTTTCTTTCATTTTAGAAGGCATTTTTATTATTATACATTAATAAAAATTTTAAAAATAATTTATTAAATAAATTTTACTCCTAACATTTTTCCAATTGTACTTAAAACTTGACGAGTTGGAATTGTTTTTCCAGATTCATAATCTGATATGACACTGGGTTGCACATTAAGACGAAATGCTAGCTCTTTTTGTGTTAATTTTTTAGATTGTCGAGCTTTTTGTATCGCTATACAAATTGAAATATTTGGTTTTTCTGGAGCAGGTGGATCCTCACTATCTAGTGCAAGAAATTTTGTATGTCCTGCAGGATTTGGTGGACGTTTTGTTTGCTCCATAGGTTTTTTAAAAGTTATGCTTTCCCAATCTTGACAATTCATAATGTTTATTTATTATTATTTATTTTTTTAAGACAATTATTACTACATTTTTGAAGATAGTAGTAAAGAAAAATGTAATCAAATTATTACAAATGTACCCAATAACCAAATAAAAGTTTTGGTATAACTATTTGAGAAGATGTTAGATGTGCATATTCACGACTCCATTTTTCTAATTTTTGAGGCAAGTCATCGTTTAATTCACTCCACTCTTGGATTATTACAACTGGTAATTTATTACTAATAAACATTTCATCGAGTGCAGATGTACGAGTAATTACTATGCATCCTGCTAATATAGCTTCCCATGTTCTGTGACAATCAATACCATTTCCACGTGGAGATATTATGAATTCGTGTGTACCATATAATTCAATTATCTCAACAAATGGTTTTCTTTCATTTATAAAAACAATATCTTTATTATTTTTTATTGTTTTTATCATTTTGCTACGTTCGGGATGCGATATTTTGAGGTGTGCATCACATAAAACTTTGCGAATTTTAGGTTTAGAACTTTGAGAAGTGATAAATGAAATTTTATCGTATACAGAATTTCCTACAAGCCATTGTCGAGTATGTAAATCAAATCCTATAGGGATATGTTTTAATTTTTGATGTTTTATACTTCCATCATAATTTTGTGTAAACCACAATTTAATTTTTGGAGACTCAAGCAACTTTTTTACTGTAGAAGTTTTATAAGATGAAGGAACAGAACGATCTCCATCTGTAGTAATTAAAATTAATGGTGTATTCAAAAGATTTAAATTATCAGCTACAATATCAAGATCAGATTTTTTAGATTGTGAATGTGACCCATTACGAATCCATAGAATTTTTGAACTTTCTTTCATATATCTAATCAAATTTTTATATGATGAAATTGATTCTGTATTGCATTTTGAGTAATTACTTGTGATTGGACCTTTTGACCATAGTGGCTTTTTCATCATAAACGCATCTTTTACTATTTGTGGATCTTCTTCTATAATGCTTTTGTAAATGAAATAGATAAATATAATAAATAGAATAAATAGAAAAATAGATTTTATCATTTATGTATTAATAAGATTAAACTTTATAATAAAAAATTAATAAACTATGAAATTTATCATTCAGAATGTAATAATTAAAATCATCTGTTTATACACTTAGCTTAACATTTTGTTTGATCTGTAGGTTTTTTAAAAGTTATTTTTTCCCAATCTTGACAATTCATAATGTTTATTTATTATTATTTATTTTTTTAAAACAGAGGTGTAAACATTACTAATTGTTTAAGTTCATCTTTGAAAACTGAAAACTGATCACCTAATTTAATTCCGTGTATTTTAAAATTTTCTATATAGAACATATATTTAGTAAGCAACTTACCCAATTGTTCAAAAGCATCTTCTTCGTCAATACTATCAGTATGAGATAAATTAATAAGATGTTGACCCTCTTCATCTATTTTTTGAATAATTTCATCTTCATCTTTTCCAATATAATAGTTATTTATTGCACTCATACTAAAAAAAGGTAATGGAAAATTTCTTAAATCTATACAAGTTTCTGATTGAGATTTTGCACTGATTTTCTTAAACTGCAGTTTATCTAAAAATTCACGATAACATATAGAATGTGAATCTCCTGTATATATTATTATATTATTAGCTCTTTTAGGTTGATCTTTATCATCAGCTCCTTCATAGGGTTTTTTTTCAAGATCAAAATCTTTAAACATACGACAAATAGTATACATATCAACAATACTATATAATAAAGTATGGCATAGATCAAAAACAATGTTTACAGAAGATAAATAATCGATCATATTCGTTTTTGTGTCTAGTATAATAGATATATTGTCAATCCATTTTTGTTTATTAGAATATACAAATGTACGAATGTTTTGTTCAAAAAAATCCGTAATTTTTTCATATAATTCTCGATCTGTAATTTTTTTTAGTTCGTGCTTAACATATTCATTATTATACAGTCGGTCCAACCAAAAATTTTCTACATTATCATTTGTAAGATAATAAAAGAAATTACATCTTTTGTTTAATTCAATAATAATATTTTTTATTTTGTCAAATGTTTCTTTAATGTTTGTTTCTTCAAGCTGATCTAATTCTTCTTGTGTTATCTTGTAAGCATTATAATCCTCAACAAGTTTATATATATATTCATCGTGTTGAAAACTCATAAAATAAATATTAGAAATATACTTATAAAAATCATTATATTGATTATTATTTATTCTTCTAACATCAACATAGTTAACTCTGGCCAAACGACAAGCATTATCGTGTCTTGTATTATATTGTATACATTTTTTTAATTTATTAAACAATTGTGATATACTTCTGCTATTACTAACACCATCATAAGAATCATATTCTTTTTGTTTTCTTTTCATAGAGTTAACTTCTAAAAAAATATCTATAAAAACGTCTGTTTTGTCAATGAGCTCATATATAAAATCTTCAACTAGAATGTTTGGAAATTCACTACAGTCTGCTTTATTTGTGTGATATTCTCCAAAAATATATATCATTTTTTTATATTCTTCGCTCCAATGACAAGTGAGACTAAATGGTCCGCCAATAAATTCAGGCATAGGTTTTTGTACACCATTTTTATGATTTGAAATAAGCTCAGCAAGGACTTTTCTTGGTCCACCTAGAGCGTTTTCTGTTTCAGCAAATTCATAGAAAGCTTGTTTGATATCTTCTGGAGTAATCATAGGATTATCTAATATTTTTGGGTCATATGTTTCAATTATCATATCAACAACATTTTGTAAAGAAATTTTTTTTGGAGCTTGTAGTTCAGATGTTGATTCCATTTATTATAACTTAATTAAATATTTTTTGCATAATTTAATATAATAGTAATGTTTCTATATTTGTAACATTTTTTATGTTACAAATAAATTTACGCAACCATTTCAGCTTTTATTTGTGGTTGAAAATTATAATCAACCAAGATAAAATCTTTTGCAGTTAATGAATCAATTTCTTTCAAATCTTTAATATCTGGAATTTGTAAAGTAGGAAAGGCAAACGGCATACGTTTTATTTGCATTTCTACTTGAGAAATATGATCAGAATATATATGTGAATCACCCATTGTAATATAAAAAAATCTAGGAATTTTATTAGTTAATTTAGCAACAATCATAAGCAAGAGAGATGATGAAGCTATGTTAAATGGAACTCCAAGAAAAAAATCTTGAGATCTATTATAACAAAACATATCTAAAAACTCATTTTGTACATAAAATTGAATAGTGATTGAATGACACGGATATAAAACACCTAAATTTGCTTGCTCAGGATTATATGTTGTCATCAAAATTCTTCTAGAAGTTGGATCATTTTTTATTAAATGTACAACATCAGCTAATTGATCAATACCTTCTTTATTAACTAGTGGACGACCGTTAGTAAGAGCATATTCAGCATTAAAAAATCTCCATTGATATCCATACATTGGTCCCATCACTCCTTTAGAATAAGGAAGACCTAAAGAAGATATAAAATCTTCTGATGTATTTTTTTCCCAAATACGAATTCCTTTTTCTGAAAGTATTGTTGAATCCGTATCTCCTCGAAGAAAAAATAAAAATTCTTCAATAATTCCTCTCAAAAACATTTTTTTGGTTGTAAGAAGAGGAAATCCATTTCGCAAATCAAATTTCATATCATTTTTAAAAAGAGAAATTGTTTCAGCATTCCGAGAAAAACGTTTTTCTCCTGTCAAAAGAATATTTTTAAGAAGATCTAGATATTGTTGTTCACCATCAGATGTTCTGATTAAAACGTAATGAGTAAATTCATCAAATTCAATTTTTTCAGTAATAATAAAATTTTTTAACCATTCCATCTTAAATGAAGTGTCAAACACGTGTTCTCCTTTTATAATAGACATATGCACTTTATTTACAAAAGAAGGTCGTGCAAATGCACATTTGTAAATTGATTCTCCACCAGCAATTATAATATTTTCTGAAGAATAATCAATATCATCTAAGCTAGTTTTAAGTATAACATCGTTATTCCATAACGAAGTATTCAAATTATTATTATGCGATAAACATATAACTTTTCTATCTAATAATTTAGGAAGAGATTCTGCTGTCTTTCTACCAACTACAATAGATTTACCTAATGTTTTTTGTTTAAATAAATTCAATTCTTGTTTGCATTTCCAAGGAAGATGATTTTCAAAACCAATTCCTCCTTTTTCATTCATAGCGACAATTATCTCAGCCATTTTATTTATAAAAAAGTAAGTTTTTTATAAAAATCATTTTTGTTTTTTAATCTTTTATAGCAAAAATACATATTTTTTCATTAATAGAGTCAATAAGTTTTAGTTTATCTTTTACACGTCGAAGATCCCAACTACATACGAACATAGATGTAACAGAATCAGTTAAAAGTTCAAAGTGCCAGTTTATACATCTCCCTAGTTCTTCTGGAGGAAGTGTTATTCCACTTTCATTATATTTTAGACAATCTATTTCAACTTCTAAAAACAAATTGTTATTAACAATAGACCAAGTGATTTTTTTTCCAACAAATTTATACTCTTTGTCATTTTTTAACTCTTTAGGTGTCATTTTTTGATATTTAAATGATGTGTTTTAGACCAACTTGTTTATTTTTTTTCCAACATAGTTTTCCATAATCTACCGTATCTTATTACATCGTGTGCTTGTACAGAATCTTCTTCATTAACGTGAATTAATACTTTTTTTATTACATAATCATATAAATCATAATCATCAATTTCTATTTTGTTTGCTAAAAAACCAAGAACATATGCAGTTGGATTTTTATGTTCAATATTTTTTAATTGTTCTGCACTATCAATCATTTGTTTAATTTGATCTTTTGTAATATGTATATTCTTAGATTTAAGATTATGTGTAATACCTTTTACATATTGTTTAAATCGTTCAATAGGTTCTTGCATAGCATGTTCTAAACGAGTTTTAGGAATGGTTCCATCAAAATCGTTAAATCCAACACGGTCAAATACACCCATCTCTGCTTGAAAATGATCATCGTCATCCTCATAACTACCTTCGCTATATTCATCAAGTAAAGATCCTGTTTCTTCGTCTGAACTCATTGTTTAAGATTTATAAGTTCAAAATATTTTAATATTAAAAAATAATAAACTATTCGGAAACGTTTTGTTGTTTCTCTTCATTCAAAAAGTCATCATATGCTTTCAAAACTTCAGGAGTCCAACTAGAACAATATTTACATTTACAAAGTTTCCATTCGGTTTGATCTATTTTACCAGTTTGAGAATCTATTACTTTATGATATTCGTGTAAAAGATTCTTTTGAATCTTTACATCACCATCCAAATATCTCTTTGCCATTATTAATATATTAATACAAGTTTTATCTTTTTTTTTTCAATTTTGTTTTATAACAACCGCTACTAGATTCATACGAAACGCTTAAGCGTATGAATCTAACTCTTTTGAGCTTCTAACCCGTAAGTAGATTTACGGGAAAATATAAGAAATCACATTATTTCATTGATGCACTTGATAAAAATGTTTCTTGCACCATTGACATCACGATCTATAATCAGATCGCAATTAGAACACTGATAAACTTCTGATGACCCAACATCATTGAGCAATCCGCATCGAGTGCATGTCTTGGAGGTGTATTCTTCTGTACATACAACTAATCTTGTTTCTTTCTCTATTTTACATCTTTCGGCAAGTCGCATTCTAAAACGATAGTGTTTATCATTAAAATTTTTGTTAACAAAATCAAGTTTATAAACTTTTATTTTAATATTATTATTATAAATGAGAGATGAATGTTGGAAAAAATCAGTAACTCGTACTCGTGATACTATTCCATATTACATTAATTTAGAAACAGGTGAATCCCAATGGGGTGAACCAATAGGTTTAAAAGACTGGGAAAAATACACAAGTACTAATAAAAAACCTGGAAAAACTTATTACAGAAATTTACATTCGTTATTTACTCAATGGGAAAAGCCTGATGAAATTACAGATACAAACATTCTTCCAAAAGACTGGGAAGAAAGAAAGAGTAAATGCGGAAATGTTTACTACGTAAATAACAAAGAAAAAATTAGTGATTGGGAAAGACCAGGTAATATTATTTTATTTGATGAAATAGTTGGAGGAGCTTCACGTTGGCCAGTTTGGGATGGTACTTTAAGTGGCAAACCAGTTATATACAAACTTATGTCTAAATTCGAATATAAGATGTTAACGAACGTACAAAGTATTGGAGTTGTGAAAGTACTTTACAAAACTAAAAATTATAAATTACCAGAGAAAATAGATAGAGTCGGAATATTAGTAGCTATGGAAAAACTAGATAATATAAAATTACATCCAGACTATAATACAGGTCAAGCTCTTTATACTAAATATTCTTTTATGCATACTGTAGAAAAAGGTGTATTACTTAATATGCATTTTTTTGACTCTAATAATTTACGAAGGTTACTAAATACTATAGTGGAAATAAATAATAAAGGTATATTATGGGGAGATTTAAAACAAGAAAACATTGGAGTAGATAAGGATGGTCATCTCAAAATATTTGATTTTAGTGAATCTCGTACTATTGGTAGGCATTCCAAGATTAAGGGTTTTGAAGACAAACATTTTGACATTCTTGCTTATGGAAAGTTATTATATAATATAATTACTCAGAATTATGCTTTTCATCCTGGTCAGCATTACAGATTTTCTCCCGATCTAACAAGCGATCAATTATTAAAAACTATTGATATGATACAAGATATAGATTCAATTTCTAAAAATGCTTTACAAAAATGTTTTCTCCTTAACAGTGAAAGCACCGATAATGACTTATCTGAAGCTATAAAAGCATTATATCTTATGATTAATCAAGTAAAAAGTTGACGATAAATGAATTATTTTTCAGAAATTCTACGTAAATTTTCTAAAAATTTTTCCCAATTATCTGACATTACTTTTCTATCTAATACAATATGTGGGCCAAAATTGACTTCTAATGAATACAAATTCTTTTTTATTATCAGTTGTTTTTTATCAAAGTCAATTCCTTCAATACTATTTATACGACCGTCACTATAATTAATATTAGCTGATGTAATTACTTTAAATACCATTGCTATTAAAATAACAGAAATAAGATATTTAGCTTGTTTTACAGATAATTGGTGCTTGGTTTTCATTCTAGTAACATATAACTCTATCAAAAGTTCTTTCATATTTTTTTTTTTAATGTCAACCCATTTTTTCCTTGTATCTTTAATGCTATCTTCTAGTTCAGTGAACACTTTTTTTTTTTTTACTTTTTCCCGATAAGAAAAAAGACCTAATCTTTTAGTTAATAATGCATAAACTTCTTGATAGATAGTTTCAGCAGGTTTCTTTTCGATTTTATAACTAAATTCTTTTTTTTTATAGCCACAGCAGAGAAATTCTTTAGAAATGTATGTGCCATAAGGAGCTTTTCCGTATGCTAAATCTTCAAAAATGTTTTCCCAAAAAGTATCGTCTGCGTATTGGCAGCACTCAAGAAAGATAGGAAAAAGTATTTCTTTCTTTACAAGCATTGTTGTATATAAGATTTTTCTTTTTTAACTCTTGCAAAAATTAAATTGAAATTTTTAATTTTAAAGATTTAAAACGTAAATAAAAATGACAACACAATGTGATCAAGATTTATCATATATTGATTCTGAAGTAAAAGCTTATCTTCTTGGATGTATTTCTGGAAGCTGTGATGAAGAAATTGTACTAAAATTTAATGAAAAAAATGTTAACAATATTCAAAAATTGAATGTTTTTGCACATTCTGGTATTTCTATTATACATTCAGATGATTTAATGTCTTTTAGAATTACTTCAGAAAATATTATAAAAAATGTTAAAAAACATTTGCAATATTCTAACAATTTTCCACACGGAATTGAAGATGAATTAAAATGGGATTTTTTGAGAGGTTTTTTTGATAGCGTTGGATGTATTTCACTTATTGAAAGTGGATATCCAAAATGTATTATAAACAGTTCACATAATAAACTTTTGGAAGAAATTAAAGATTTTTGTGGTGTAAAAGTTCAACTAAAACCAAGTGTTTGTGAATTGTCAGGTGTAAATGCTCTTGATTTTTTAGCAAAATTATACAAAGATTCAACAATATATAATATTTCAAATTATAATCTATTTATTCAGATTGCAAACTGTAATTCACATTCTAACCGATTGCCTATATTTAAATGGTCTAGAACTATTCCAAAAGCTCCAAAACCAACAAAGAATCGATTTTCTGATTCAGGTTTTGATTTGCATCTTGTAAAGAAAATTAAAGTTCAAGCAGGAGTTCACTATTTTGATACAGGTATACAAGTTCAACCAGAAAATGGTTATTACTTTGATTTAGTTGGAAGAAGTTCTATTTCTAAAACAGGATGGATGATTGCCAATAACATTGGTATTATAGATTCTAGTTATACAGGATCAATTATAGCTGCATTAGTAAAAATAGATTGTGACGCATTAGACTTAGAACTTCCTTGTAAACTTGTTCAACTTATTCCAAGAAAACTAATTTTAATGAATGCCGTTGAAGTTAATTCGTTAGAAGACACAGAACGCGGAGAAAAAGGTTTTGGTAGTTCTGGAAAGTAAAAAAACACATTTAAACAAATATAATTAGATAATTATCTAATTATATGAAAATTTATACAAAAACCGGAGATGGAGGTCAAACTTCTTTATATGATGGAAGCAGAGCATTGAAATCTTCAATTGCTTTTCAGGTTTTGGGAGAGATTGATGAATTTTCGGCAAGAATAGGACTTTTGTGTGCTCAATTACCTGATACTTTTATTTTACGAAAAATTCAACGAACTCTTCAAGATTTTAATTCTCATATCGCTACTATTGATAAAACAAACAGAAAGTTACCAGAACTTTCTGAAGATCTGGTAACAGAATTAGAAAAAAACATTGATGAAATGGAAAAAACAAACACAAAATTAACAAAATTTATTTTACCCGGTGTGACAGCTCCAGACGCACTTGCTCATTTATGTCGTACACAAGCTAGAAAAGTAGAAAGATTTTTAATAGAGTTAAAAAATCAAAACGTTACTGATATACCGATAATTATTTTTACTTATATGAATCGTGTATCTGATTTTTTCTTTGTTTTTGCTAGATGGATATGCCAGACTTCGGGTAAACCAGATTGTTTTGTTTAGAAAAAGAAAGATTCAATATGTACAAGACAATATCATCAGGTATAAGCTTTTTTAACACTTTTATACATTCATAATACAACAAACCTTTAACACCAATTTCCCAAAAATTATTTTTTAAATAATTGCGATATAAATTACAAAATTTAACATTACATTTATGTGGGATGTCCGCTCTGGCAACCCATGATGTAATTTCACGACCTGTTTTATAATATTTCATATTTACACAAGTCTTTGCTCTTTCTTTTGAGAGAGCTCTTCCGTGAACAATTTCTGAATTATTATTTTTTATGTTAGTAATTTTTGTCATACAGAGATACATTTTTCATTTTCCATCTTTTTTATTCTCATAATTCAATTTTAAAAATAAATTTTTTATAATATATAAAAAATTATAAATATTTTATCGTGTACGAGCTGCTACTTTCAATACTGGAATGTAATTTATCAAATTACCAAATAGTGTTGCTTGTTCAGATATATACTGATCAGTATGAAATGATGCACCAACAACAAACCCATTTTTTGATTGATCAAGTAAATTCCAGTATGTAGACATACTATTGGCAATATGCTGCTTCAAAAACCTAATTAGAATAGTAATACCTAAAAAGTCGGCCGCGTTTAACATTTTGATCATAAAATCATTATCAATATCAATATCTCTAAAATAGAACATAGCAAACTCATTTTGATCATCTTCAAAACCATCACCATCAGCTTGGCGATATAACAAACGTTGCTGATATTCACAAAATTGAATAACTTTTCTTAATGTTTCACTATCAATAGTATCAAGATGAATCATTTCTGAAGAATCAACCTCCATATATACTATTGTTTCAAACATATTTACAATTTCTGGGCGTACTCTAATCACAATAGAGTCTTTTGTAAAAAAAGAAATGTTGTTGCTATAATAAGCACCTCCGCGAAGTCTGTGATTGTTTTTTTGTATTTGATACATTCTTATTATATATAAATATAAATTTAAATTTTATACAACTACTAGAATCAGTAATTCTTATTACACTTAATATGACCAGTAATAATCATATGATGTTTTATTGTTTTAACTGATAATAATGCCATGCCAACAATATTATCATCGTTGCATAAATAAGTTCGTTTAGTAAGATTTATATTTATTTTTTCAACTACATCACTAAGTTTTCCATAAACTAAACAAACAATTTTTTTACTACGATCATCTTCTTTACTTGTTGTACATAATGTATGCTCAGAATCAAGTAATTTTGTTTGGTTTATATCAACTAAAAAAGTAGTTCGTGAATACTTATTACATTGAAAATCTTGTAAATCATTTTCTGTATTACCATCAAATCTTTCTCCAATAAATTCTAATCCTAATTCTTCTTGTAATTCTAATAACATTCCATCGTATGTGTCTTGACCTATCTTACACTTACCAGATATTCCTACCTGAATATCCCAACTTTTTTCTACAGTTTGTGTGGGTGTAATAATTTGAATTGGACAAACGATCCAATCATCATCAGATAAAACCTGAATTTTATATTTTAAATATTTAAATCCATACATACTGATAATATGTGGTATATCTGGATCACCGTATTTTATAATTTGCCAGTTAGTATTTACATTAACACTTCTACCCTGACCACAACTTAATGCTTTTTCTTTCAAATCATCAAAGAGACAAATAAAAACAAGATCTTCAACTGACATTATTTATTTATAAAATAAATAAGTAATAATAAAATCTCAATTTTATAAATAGATGATAGAAAGTGTTGGAATTATTTATTATCCATTAAAATCAGTATGGTGTGAGTTTGGTTTGATAAGAGTAAAACCGTATTTTTTTTCAAAAAATGAAATAGATATTCAAGATACAGATTATATTTTTATAACACACGAGCAAGTACTTTAGATGTAGCATCTAATTCAAAATTTCCTTCATCAGTTAAATAGTTATGTTGTATTAAATTATCACGCCAATTTGCGTAAGATATTATACATATTGCTATCATTAATAATAAAACACTTCCTATTAAAAAGGAACGATTTTTTGATTTTACAGAACATTTTTGATTATTTGGATTCTCACAGTCCTCTTGATATTTATTACATACCGTCCTTTTTTGATTATAACAACTAATTGGCGACGTTGGTATAAAAGAAAGATACACAAAAACACATCCGATTATAATTAAAAAACCTGCGAACAAATAGAAATTAAACAATCGTCTTTTTGATTCGATTTTTCCGACTTCCGCTTGAAAATGTAATAAATTTTTTCCAGAATTATTACCCATCTTTATAATAATATTATTATTAAAATATTTTTACATAATAAACAAGATTAATAAAATCAAAGGTTTAAAAAGAATAATTACATAAAGATAAATGTCAGTAACAAAAACTTTATCTTTGACAACCGGAAAACAACTGTTAGACTTAAACGGTGGATCAATTAATTTTGATCTTACTTTTAGTGCAAAAAGTCTAGACAATTCTCCCTTTGATGCTATTGTAGTAGACCAATCAACGTTAGATAGCAACGTTAATTTAGATTTTCAACATGCAAATGATGGTGTTATTTCAGCAAATATTGTAAGTGATAAAAATGTATATCAAAATTACTATCTATGCCTAAAGAGCGATAAACCATGTCAAGTAGAAGTTGTAATTGATAAAAAAGAAATTAAAGCTAATTTACCTCCTCTGAACACACAAAATCTCAAACCTCCAATAAAACCAAGTAAGACAAATTGGATGTTAATTGGTGTTGTAATCATATTATTTGCTCTATTGGGGGTTTATTATTATTATTACATATACAACAAAAAAAATAATAAAATTGATGATGTGCCGTATTCAAATAAAATATTTGATACATCTACTCCACCACACCAATCTAAAGAGTCTGAAAATAAAACAAATTTGTCAGAAAGGTTAGCTAATTTGCTTAGATAATTTTAAAAAGACTTAAAAAGACAGATAATTTTATTAAATATGTCATCATTACAACAATTATTGTCTAGTGGAATTGCTTTAATGGAAGGAACACAACAAAACAACGTTTCAGGAGTATTGGGTGATTTTCTTCAAGCTCAAGGAATGAATATGAACGATTTTTGGCAACCATCCGTAGATGTTGTTGAATCATCTAGTATGATTACTGTGTATATTAATGTCCCAGGAATAAAAAATAATAGTATTGATGTAGATTTTTTTAATAATAGAATTATTGTTACAGGAGAAAGAAAGAAACCATTTTCTGATAGAACAACTATTGTAAAAAGTGAAATCATATATGGTAAATTTGAAAGACAAATAATAATTCCTATTAGTGTTACAAATAGAGAGAGTGTAAAAATTAGTTCAAAAAATGGTGTTCTCATAATAGTTATAGATAAAGAAAGAGAAGAAAGGAATCGATTTTCTATACGAGTATCTCCAGCAAGAAGTGAAGATTCTGAATAAATTATATAAACAATTTTATATTTCTTAACAAAATATAAAATGGTATCAAATGGACCAAATTCACAAAGTAATAATTTTACACATATGTTTGATTTTGTTGATTTAAGAGGCAAACCTATTACAAAATTTCAAGATAAGAATTCTTTAATGGGTATTATTAATGACACACCTACTTTCTCTAAATTTAAATATATTGTTGAAAAAGCAATGATGTGTGATATTTTTGGATCAATGCAAACAAATGCGACTTTATTCATACCTTCTGATAACGAAATATCAAATTTAGAAGATTTTTTTGGTCGTATGGATGTTAGTTTGGCACGTCATATTATAAAAACATCAATGTTAAATAAAAAAATAACTTCTGAACTTTTGGAAGACAGCCAGTGTTCAATTTTTAATACAAATGACCCTTTTAACAAAATATTAATCAGTAATATTAATGGAGAAATTTATATTAATAATACTATAAAAATTATTCATAAAGATATTATAGCAAAAAATGGAATTATACATGTTGTTGATGATTTAGTATGGCCAGAATATCATATGTAATTTTACAAAAAGTTAAATACTCTTATCAAAAATTTTTATCTTCCGTTGCTCTTATTCTTATGAATTAGTAAAAATTCATACGTTTAACATTTTTGATAGAACTTACTCGCTAAAAGTATTATTATTTTAAATAAAATTGGACAAAAATCTTTTTTGCACAGAATATGATTAGATTCGTTAAAAAGATAACTATTTTTATTCTAACTCTATAAATAGGTTGTCAAATCTTTCAAGTATAATTTGCATTTGCCCAGGTTGCAACAAAAAAGAACCAAGTTCTGAAGTAGGTGTAAGACCAGACTGATAGTGACGAGTTTGTGCAAACAGAATTGTTTTCACCACTTCATATGCTGTTTTCTTTTGTCTATTTATGCTTTCCATCACTGAGTCAAAAAATGTATTGCGTGCTTCTTGTATACTATTTCTGCTTGGGCGGAGTGTACCTTCAAATAACAATAAATACGCATTTCTGCCATCCATAAGAGCATTATCAATAATTTCTAAAGGTAAGTTAGGAAATTTTTGGTTTAAATTATTTCTAATTGTATCTGAAATCTCATATGCAACAGCAAAATCAAATTCTGAAGGTGCATATGCATTACGATCCTTTTTTTTAAAAACTTGATATTCATCATCTGGTAGTTCGTCCCAATCAGCAGAAAAATCGGGATCATATTCGCGATCGTAATCGTCGTCAGGATCGTAGTATTTTTCCCATTCTTGATCTTCTAATTTATCGGCATCACTTTCTATAGATTCTTTCATCTCTTTATCCGTGATGTTTCTTTGTTTTGGACTAGTTAATAAATCAATATAAGTTTTTTGTTTTAAGGGTAGGTGTTTGTCAATTTTATCGTATAAATAAGTTGGTATTTTACCAATACGTGGTTTAGGTTTTTCTAACACTTGTGATGTCTTCATAAAATCAGATAAGGTGTTTTTTTCTTTTAGCAAAGGCCTTACTGATGACGACGGGTTATCTAATCGAGATTCTTTTGTAAGTTTATTATAGTAATAAACTTTATCATTTTCGTCAAATACTTTTACCCAATTATCCATTTATAAACACCAATCATAATAAAATTTCTAAAAAAATATTTCTTATCGATTAAAAAATTAATAGATTTTCAAACGTGTATATCAGAAAGCGTAATTTATTACAAATCTTTCAAGGCCCCGCAATGTTTCTTCTATTTGTTACAAGTGTTTCAAGATTTGGCAATGTTTCTTCTATTTGTATAAAATCTTCCCCATCTAAATCATTTGATGAAACATCTAAATATGTCAAACGAGGTAAATGGATAAGAGTATCCAAAATAACAACCATTGATTCTTTATCAATATTTGTGACTCTTAAGATCAAACTCTCTAAATTAATCATCTTACTAATATTTGAACAAAACATATCTATTGTATCATGATCATCTTCGGATGATAGAAAATCGTTAAAAGATACGTCCAGAAAAGTAAGATGTGTCAAATGATGTAATCCAGAAATTCCTCGAGGTCCATGAAAATTATTCCATTTTAAACTCAACGATTGTAGATTTGTTGCTTGTTGCAATGGTCGCCACATATATTTAAGTTGTGGGTTGTCATTAATAAACGTTTGTCTGGAAACAGAATAAGTTGTGATATTCTTAAGAGCTTTTGTATATTCATCTGAAAATTCATCTTCATCAAATTCTGTATCAGATACATCTAAAGTACAATTATCAAGTGATAATTCTGTTAATAATGGAATTTTTTGCAAAAAGAATACAAAAGGCATACAAGGTACTTGAATACCTGATAAAGTTATTGAGAATAAATCCTTGTTCTTTAAGAGTTCATTTTGAAATGTATTAAAATATCCTAATCGAAAGGAAAGATAATCTGCATTAATACTAAACAATGAAATAGTATGTAATATTTTTAGCATTTTATTTATAAGATTAATTACTCTATTATCATATGAATCGGTCGCTGTTTCACGATCAATACTATTATTTACGTATATATTAATAGATAATGGTACACCAAGATCACTAATAATACTCAAATCTTTAATAGATGGACTAATGACTGGGGCATCACGAACGCAATCAATATTGCATGCAATATTTATAACAAAATGGGTACCATATTTTCTTTGCATAAACCTCAAACAGCTATCTGTATCGTACGTTCTTTGTATAGTAACAATTTCTTTTATTTCATCTTCAGATAATGGTCCAATAATGGTATATTTTTCTTGTTCACCAGATATATTTATGTATATAGTATCTACATTAGGTTCAAATGTATTATGTTCCATTTCCAATAATTCGGGATCATCATTTTCAAAAAGTCGTATGTATTCTTCTGCGATAAACTGTAATGATTTTAGACATTGATCTTGATTTCTGCATATTTTTAAGTTAGAAATCAATATTGTACTTCCATATTGACAATCATTAGAACTGATTGTTCCAACAACAGGTCCCCCATTCAATCTTTGCCATGAATGTTCATAATTGATTGTATGCGAAATAGAATCATTCGTATCAAGATAATAGATCTTATGTTCGCTCTGTAATAATTTTTTAAGTTGAATTAATGGTATAAAACCATTAAGCCCTTTAGAATTTAGTGTAATTTTTACATAAGGTGTATCGCCAAACGTATCCATTGGTTTATCAAATCTGCTAGTACGATTTCCTTCACCATCTTTTAACCATATATATCTTTCTGGAGGTGCCGTGCATTCATAAAACCAGTCTGATTTATTAGATACAGCTCTTTGAATATAATCTTTTGACAAACACATTATATCGATATCGTGATTTGTACTTCCTTTAGTAATCCATAAAAATGTATTCGTTTCAGTTAAATATGTGTGTATATCATATGATTCATGCGTAATAATATCAAAACATGTTGCATTTATTTGTTCTGGATCCATATTCATTAGTCTTTCATCAATATTATCTGCTTCTTCAAATTCAAATGAATCAACTTCTGAATCTAATGGTCCATCACCTCTTTGCCATCTATATCTATCATAATTTTGCTCGTATGGTATATGCCTTTTTTTATACTCTGCTATGTCTGCTCTTGTTATATTCAATATGTCTATTACGTATCTGAAATACTCAGGAGGATATCTTTTAACACCTGCTTCTATTAATAATTTCATATATATATCTCTATTAGTATTTATTCCATCAAAAAAAGATGGTGACATAGTTTTTCGAATAAGATTAGGTAGTATTGTTTTAAAAGCTTCTAATGTATATTTAGGCAGAGGATAAGTACATATTATCTTAAGTGATTCCTTTTTATTATGTCTACAAGAAAATACAATATAATTATATAGTTTTTGTACAATCCATTCTTCTGGACTTATTACATTTTTTCTTTCCTTTTCAAATGTATTCATTTTTGTTTCAGATTCATAGGTTATACTATAACCCTTTTGTATATATTTTTGTAATCTTTGTACAGTAAATTTGTTTAATGATACCAATAATTTGTCTACATAGTCCTTTTTTAATTTACCTGTTTTAGTCATAACTCCTTGTGGATCTACTGCAAATACATTTTGTCCATCGTACCATATTTCGCAAAAAGTCAAATCAAAATTGGTTACCACATCAAGAATAGATCCATCGGGTGGATCTGGTATGATCATAATATCTATATCAGGGAATATTTGTCGAGTTTTTATTGCTTGCTTTCTTTTTATTACTACACCATTTATTAAAGGGTAATCCCACTTCTGTTGTAAGAGAAATCTAGACAAAATATTATTTTTTCTAAAAAAAGATTCATCGTAGGATGGCCGTAAATAGTTGTATACTGTCATTTTATATGTTCCATTTGCGGTTAAGCTATCTACCAATTTAATTGCTTTACTTGCATAAATATATATATCTATATCATTAACACTGTCATCAGAATAAGCCGCTAATACAGAACCTCCTGCTATAATTGCTTCTGCTTCTATAAGACTCTGTTTTATAATATTCCAATAAGATCCAAAATAGTGATGCATATGATCTGTAAATATTGTACTATCTAAATTCATTTATTATACATAAATATTAAAAAACAAATTAATAAGTTGTAAAATTGAAATGGTTTGACAGATAAAAAATACTAATTAAGATTGATTTATAAAGATAAAAACAGCCTAAAAATGACTCAATCATCTCAATTTGATAGAATTTTGTTTGAAATTCTCAAAAGAAAAAGAAAATCTGTTCCAGACTTGATATTAACTGGAAAACGTTTTACTTCTTCTAGCAGTGAGTATAATATAATCTATGTAGATAAAACGTTACGAGAGACAAATGTATTTCGTTTCACAGAACCAGATCCAAAAGAATTTTGGTCACTTGGGTCTGTTAATTTTAAAGATTTTGAAACCGAATTACTATATTTAAAACTATTTACCAAAAGCAAAACAAATATTACGCAGGAAATTAATTTAGGTACTTCAGAAAATAAGTTTTCACATATGACAAAAGCAACTAGTATCATTAAAATTACTGATTTTGAAAATAAAATCTTTTATATGTACATCAAACTACACCTTAAAGCTCATTATGCGTTATGTGATGATGATAATGATTCTCTGAACTACCGAATTGTCTACTCTTCATCTTTTGATGATTTAGTAACTTTTATATACAAATCTAAAGAGATTCCTGACTTTTTGAATTCAGAAGCATTTATATCCAAAGAAGATAAAACAATTGAACAACTTGCTATTATTAAAGAACACGATGATTCTTTTATCAAAAATGTTGAATATTCTGGTAATCTTGTATCACCTACTATTTTATCCGATTTGAATCATTTTGATGGAACTATTAACATTACCGTTAATTTTAAAATATGCACTATAACAGCATCTACTTCAAAATATACATATTCAACCAAATATAAACCAAAACATGAATCCTTTGTGAATGAAATTATTACAAAGGGTAGCAATACAATATCGGTTAAAATTTTTATTAGGGATAATAGTATTGATATTATCATCAGAAATGATATTGAAACATTAAAAAGTTTTTGTTTGAAAGAAGTAACAAACAATACAAAGTGTGATTTGCATAAACAAATTAATGAAAATGAGGTTGAAAATGAGGTTGAAAATGAGGTTGAAAATGAGGTTGAAAATGAGGTTGAAAATGAGGTTGAAAATGAGGTTGAAAATGAGGTTGAAAAACACACAAGATCCTATTGTAAAATACAATAATAATATTAATTTTTGAATAAATAAAAAGAACTTTCTTTTTATTTAACAACTGTTATTCCAAATATGTAAGAGCTTAATTAGACATTTTAAATGTAAATTATTTAATTGTTTGTTTTATTTTAAACAGCCAAAAAGCCGCGCAAATAGTTATTGAAAACATTATCACAACGTAAATTAATTTTTTGATAATATTATTATTACTACTTGGAAAACTATTGAATATAGTTGTAACCAAATCATTAATACCTAAAGCAACAGAAAAAGATAATGCATTAATAAGAACCAAATGGACATTTGTTAAAATAATTGTTTCATCCTTTTTTATTTTTTCTTGAGTCATTTTATTATATATAATAAAAAAATATATTAATTATACTCTTTTAAAGCTAAAAAGAGCACTTATTTGAATATCAGGATTTGGAGTATAAGGACCATATTGTTCTTGATCAAGAACTTTAAAAAGTTCTCCATTAGGAAGATGAACTGAAAAGAAAATGCTTTCATTTGGCTTAAACTTAACTGTTTGAACCATTCCATCTCCGTCAAGTTTAACAAAAGCAGAAGCAATAGGATTTTGAACATCATAAATAGGCACACGAAAAATCATACTTGTAGCATTTGGATTATTTGAATAAATAGTATTTTTCATGCCGACATTTGCTCCTGAAATATTTGTTAGCTCAACGTATAAATAAGGATAAAAAGCTATACGACTTCCGAATCCGCAGTTTAAGATTTTGTTTGGTACAATAAGATCCATAAGTTCAATTTGATAACAAACAGCTTCTTGTTGTGATACCATACTTCCTGTATAAACAAATGGATTGTGATTATCGTGTGAAAATAAAAGTAATTCAAAAGGAGTCTTAGTATTAGTAATCTCAAAATCAAAAGCCGGGCTAACAAAAACACTGCGAAAAGTAAAATCATCACCTGCAACTACAGCAGGTGAAAAAAATCCATCGATTGTTGCGGTTTTGGTTAAATTGGGTTCAATACCGGTAACCGTATAACTAATAATTCTTTTTACATCTGTTCCTCTTTTAATATACGCATTATTATAAAAACCATTTATGTTAGATGCATTATTTGGGAATAAAACAGTAGTTGTACTGCCACCAATTGCTTTGCCAGAAAAAGTTTCATAACGAATAATTTTTCGTACTTCTTTTTCAATTTTTATATAAGAGTTTTGATATGTGTTTTGTTGATCTGAAAATGTATTAGGTAAAGAAAAAACAGATTTTGAATTAGTGTTATCAATACTGTTAATCTTTATTGGAGCTTGTTTACGTATAGAAAAGGTATGCGATAAGGACCAGTTTATATTTTTTTTTACTTTAACAAGTTTAGTAACTGAATCATATCCTAATATATTTTCATATGAATTATGTGTTTCATTATATAAAATACACCCAGGATATGCATTAAAACCAGGACGACCATTTGGTACAAAAAAGTAATAATAATCGGTAAGTGATATTGAAGTTGAATCGCTAATTGAAATAGTATCCAGATCTGTAAATTTTATTGCTCCGTCAACTGTAATTTGGTAAGCATCCGTACTAGCATTAATTTTTCCGAGCCAAACAAAAGAACTAATTCTGCTAGCTATTGTATTACCTGCTGTTGATTGTGTATCATTTTTTAGAACAATGCCGTTATAGTAACCATCGATATTGTTAAAAATGTTAGCAGGAGGTGAACTGTCGTTAACAACTTTAATTATTGTTTTTTGATCACTTGCGTTTCCAACATCTACATTTTTAATTGTAGCCACAATTTTTTGTGAAGGAGCAATGTTAAAAGTAGAAGGAGACCATGAAATTCCTATAGGAGTCGCTAAACTTACAGGATCTTGTGAATTATGCATATCTTTTCTTCCAGTTTGAGAAATAATAATTTCAAATTCAGATGGATTAGGCCATTCATTTCTATTACGATAAGAAGAATCAATTTCAATGTATCTAGTATTAGACATTTATTACTCTAAAATATAAAATTTTAAGTAACAATAAACTTTTTTAAAATTAATTTTTTTATTCTTCTTCTCTGTAAAAAGATTCTCTGAGAGAAGTAAGTATTTTACCTAGTTTGTTACGTCCAGTCCCGTCACCTCCATCTCCCCAAAAATAATCACCCCTAGTGTGTTGAATAATAGGTCTTAGACCTGTACGAATCAAATTTTCTTTTAATTCTGGATTTTGAGTAAATTTAGCTTCAAGAACTTGATACATTAATTTATTACATACTTGAACCCAATCTGGTCGCAATTCCGTTTTACGTCCTAAAGCTTTGGACATAATGGGACTTCTAGAATTTTCTAGATTTTCAACATATTCTCTATCTGTTGGATTTTTATAAGCTTGAATTGCAGCTTCTGAGGTTGGAAATGTTCCAAAACCTTTAATTGTTAATGGGTGCAAAGTAAAATTTGAAAATCCAGCTGTTATACCATTTTTGTAAGCTCTATAAAACATAAGCGGTTCAAAAAACTTGTACACAAAGTGTTTTTGATAGTATGTTTGAGGAGATCCAAGTTTTCTCCATTTTTCACGCATAATATTCCTTTTACTGTGAGATTTTGTTGTCTGTTCTAGAGCTTTTTCTGGCGTAAATCCAAATATATAACAAAGTAAACTTGCAACAACTACTCCAGACCTACCATGTCCCCCCTTACAATGTAAGTAAAGACGCTCTGTTTTTTTTAACGACATTATGATGTCTGAGACACGAATTATAAAACGAGCGAATTCTGTCCAGTCTTTAGGTACTTGACGATCAAGAATAGGAAATAATATTTGTGTCTGATTTGTTGTGTACGGTGTTATTTTTTTTTCATCTTCATGCGTTAAATTTATGAAATATTTTACACCCTCTTCTTCAAGCTCGTTGACTGCTTCTTGTGTTGGAAAACTTCCGAATAAAGCTCTATCTTTAATAAAATAGGAAGAGCGATCCATTTAGTTTCTATCTTTTATGTTATAAATCATAGAAAAAATCAATTTTGATTTTTATGTGATCAACTATTTATGTTATCAAGTGTTTGTAAAACTGGACCAAAAGAATCTGATCGTAAAAAACTATATTGAACAATCTTCTAAAGTATTTTGATACGAAAGATACTGAATAGAATAAATTGTAATATTTTTAATATTACAATTTTTATAGTTGACTATATTTAAAAATTTACCCATAATATTTCATTTACAAATACACTCAAAAAATGCATATTCACAAACGCAACATAATTGTAGATTTCGTCTGCAAATAGGACATGGTATTCCATCATCAATTACATGCTCATTGTCATCGTCTGTAAAATCTAGTTTACTTTTAACATATATATCTAGACATTCCAAACAAAATCTATGTTCACACTGCGTTTCCTCAAGCATATGCATCTGTTCATCTTTTAGACATATCGCACATTTTTCGATTGGACTTGTAATTAAATAAGCAGAACAACTACCTTGACAGTCTGAATGTCTTAAACAAACATCTTTTTTACCAATTTTTTCAATTAATTCCTCAAATAATGAAAAAATAAAAGATATATAATTATGCTTATCTTGATTAGCAATACAATATTCAACGTATTTGCTAGTATGTTTACGAAACCAAGTAAATTTAAACTCTCCATTACGAAGCTTTTCAAGACGAATATTACCTGATTTTCGAGAAATATAGAATGGACTTATATCTAAAATTAATTTATCAGAATTAATAAAATCATCATATGCTTTTTGCGTGATTTTACTAGTCATTTCGTTTAATATTTAACGTTTATTTGACAAAATATTTCATTTTTATTTTTAGGTAATATAATCTTGTTTAAAAAAGAGATACAATTTAATTAAAATGCTTACAATAATTACACCCTGTTATCGACAAGAAAATTTACCTATAATACTAAAAAGTATTCAGTTAGATAAAATTGCAAAATGGATTATCGTCTATGACACAACAAAAAATAAAAAATATACACATTGTTTTAAAGGTGAACCAAAAATTTGTGAACTTGATTGTGATCAAGCCGGTATTGCCGGTAATGCACAACGTAATCATGGTGTAAATTTTGTTAAGAAAGGTTTTATTTATTTTTTGGATGATGATAATATTATTCATCCACACTTTTGGGATCTTGTTGATACATTTGATACAGAACATTTTTATACATTTGATCAACGCTTTTTTGTACAAGATCCTTTTCGTACAACAACAAATTTTGTCTTTAAAGGCGCAGAGCCTGTTCTTCGTAAAATTGATACTGCTATGTTTGTAGTCCCAATATCTATGTGGACACCTTGGCGTGTTGAAATATATTATGCAGATGGACTCTTTATAGAAGATGTAGCTAAACAAAATCCTCAAAAGCACTGTTATATTCCTGAAGTCGCTTGTTATTATAATTTTATTAACGATTCCGAGAAATTACCAACATCTGGTCTTCAGAATATTTTTTTTATTTCGGATGTGGAACCACCTTTCTATCCCATAATTAATAAACATTATACATGGATTCCAATATTGGGTGAACTAACATTTGAAAGATTATCAAAGTTATATCATATTTATAAACCACTCGCTTATTATACATATTGTTCTAGTACGAATGTTTTAAACAAAATATTCCAGATTCGCAAAAGATGGATAAATATAACAGAACTACCTAAAGAATTAGATGTCTGTGGTAACATTTTTAATTCTATGTTTCCGGGTGCACACAAATTTGATTCAGATTGGCCATTAATGTCTGTAATTACAAGTACGTTCAATAGTGGTCACAAAATCTTACGACCTTGGAGAAGCCTACAATCACAAACATATCAGGATTGGGAATGGATAATTTGGGATGACTCCAAAGATGATGTTACTTACAAACAATTATTGGAACTTCAAGAAAAAGATATGCGTGTTCGAGTCTTCAAGGCACCTTTACATTCTGGTTACATAGGTGAAATGAAACGTCTAGCAGGATCAATGGCAATGGGTGAATATATTATTGAAATAGATCATGATGATGATTTTCATCCAGATCTTTTTAGATGGATTCGCGAAGCAGGTATTGCTAATCCAGACTCTGGATTTTTTTATACTGATTGTGCAGAATTAACTGAGGAAACGTATGAACCAGCAATATACGGAGATTTTTTTGGTCTTGGATACGAAATGCATATATTTCAATGGTCAAAATTTCATAACTGTTATGTTCCATCTATAAACGCAGCTGCACCGAATGGTCTAACCTTAAGCCATATTGTAGGTGTACCTAATCATGCACGAATATGGAGAACTTCATTATATGATAAAATTGGTCGTCATAATCCTTTACTTTCAGTTGCAGATGATTATGAATTGATATTACGCTCTTATTTGGCAACAAAATTTTGTCATATTAGAGCATGTGGTTATTATCAGTATAGAAATCGTGATGGTAATTTTACTTTTCATCGTAATTCTCTTATTCAACATAATGTTGCGAATATTTATCAACATTACAAGGATAGATTACCTCCCCGTTATTTTGATATTGAAGTTAAAGAGCAATGGCGTGTAGACGCATACCGTTATCCTGAAAATCATAAAATCTGGATACCTCCAGAATTAGAACTTGATGTAACTATTGCAATGATGAATCCATCTTTAGAACAAATTGAGGAAGAAGTAAAGAAACAAAAGGAATCAGAAAAAAGATTTCATATTTTTGTTGTTGGTTTATTACCTCCAATATCAGATGACATAAAACCTTACATTTCTTGGTGGGACATGAAATCAACTGACAATGCTGAAAGGCAAGAATATGTTAAAAGATTTTTGCATGTTAGTGGGGAACTTTTATTTATTTAAAATGAATTATGTACGTTAAATGTAGATTTAATAGATAAAATATATCTTTACAAATGGAATGTTTCATTTGCACTGAAAGTAATCCTAAACCTATTCATCTTGGTTGTGCTTGCCGTTCTGATTTAGGTTTTGCTCATGTCGAGTGTATGGCAAAGTTTATAAGAATATCTCAACATTTTAGTCGTAAATGTCCGACATGTAAGCAAAAACTTACAAGTGAAATGCTTCATTATTTAAATGCTTACTTTACAGGACAAGGTGATCTTGTATGTAATATTCAAGAACTTGCAGAACAATTACTTGTACACAAAATTCCTATAATTAGATTTCCTATTAATGATCAAACATCTTTTCGTGTCTCTTTATTAAATAATAACTATTTAGCATTAAGTATTTTAGCGTGCAAATCAAATAATGTAAATGAAGAATATTTTTTTCAAACATTATTAATTGATAAAAATGATCGTATTGTAATGTCCAGTATCAAAACGTTTAATAAAGTTGATACAAATGAACTGATTTATTATATTCAAAATATTATGAATTCTAAAAAAGAATCTTAACGATAAAACTTTTGATTTCAAAAAAAATTATACATATTTTATCATATAGTATACCGACTTTTTTATTAAATACAATATTATCCCAATCTTGATGATGCATTTTATCTTAGAATTTTATTTTTTTAAGAATAAATTTACAATCTGTTCAAAAATTATTAAAATTTTATTTAAATATAATAAATGGATCATGATCTAATTCAAAGAATTGAGACAATGATACAAGAGGGTGGTGGTCTAGGCCACGATGACCCAACGACATCGGCCGTCGGGTGGGATGCTCGCGTCGAGTACACCCCGCTGCACAGCGCGGTCGTCGTGCCGTCGGGGGAGACGGAACGATTCATCGCCAATGAAATGCTGTCACTCTGCGATGCCCCCGGCCAAACGTCCACTCGAGTCAATCTCGAGGCGTTTTTGCAGGACCTCATCGACGACAGCACGCAAGTGTACAAAAATACAAACTACGGATACTACGAATACAAACGGCACACATTGTTCACGATAGACTTTGGATATCAAGATGGTCCCCTATTCACGCCGAATGACAATCGGCTTCTACTGCTCTATCGAAGCGGGGAGGCTCCAGTGCTGGGTGCGCATATGGTGAACTACTTGGTCCATAACCGTAAAACACGAAGAGATTATCTGTATGCAGACCAACTACCCATCTACGCCGAAGACCGTGCGACGACCGACATGCTCGGTGGTGGTGGAATTCACATGCGCATACCCAAACTGCTGACGGAACAGCTCGTCGACGAGATTCGGCAGCGTGTCGACGACGTGACCGAGATATGGCTGCAGTTCCCGCACGACCGGGCGCCGTTTCTGATTGTGATGAACCGGAACAATCAATACGACTACATGTTTGGCGAGATGGATGCATCGACCGCCGAGAGACCATGGAGTGATGCGACGACCCTACGGTTCCATTCATACGAGTCGGACCAGACGCCAGAGTACAATGAAAATTTTCAAATGTTTGGTATGTACTACACGCGCGAGTCGTATGCATTCTATGGGTCCCAATACATCACTTCCGACCCATACCCAACCTATGATATCATGCAACGTGACTCCTATCTCGACCATCTATACAAAGGGTTTGTCGAGCATCGAATCGACGAACGTCGTTGTCAACTGCAACTGGCGAATCCTGGCTCGGGCGTGATCCATTGCGACGAGTGCGCCAGTGCGTCGGAGACGGAGGGTGGTCGATTCGACTGCGTACTACAATACGCACCGCTGACGAGCACCGGTCCTTGTCCGATTGCGAGGTACGTCCTGTGCACGTTGAACGAGTGGTACCGAGGACATAACCGAGGATATGGCTTGGACTTCGCCGCTCCGGTCATCCACGACGTCCGGATGGCCTTCCTCAAGCCTCGTATTCGACGCAAGGTGCAGGCAATCGATGCCCTCATGAAGGGTGCGATTCCGGCACCGGGGACGACCTCCTTTGCCACCGCGATGGGACGTGCATACGGCACGAGTCATGGTCAAGAAGATGGTCATTGGCCGTTTGCGTCGGTCAACGATTGTCTCCAATCGCCTGAATACAACACCAACAAGATGCTCCATTACTTTGCAAAGGGGTTCAACGACACCACCGGACGACCCGCCCCCGAGTGGGGTAACGAAGGCGACCTCGAGTGGCGCAGGCGTGTATGCCAGTCGCTTTCCCCTACGAAACCATCGTGAGTTGCTTGTGTCACAGCATCTGGTCTACGTTTTTCATGCGCATGTTATCCCTCCCAAACGAAGACGTTGGAAGGTTTGACAAAAGATGAAATGCCCATTTTTCGATTGAGTTTTCCACGGTTCGTAGCCCAAATCGAGTACTCACGACCTTGAAAAGTGCTTCGAAAATACGCATTTTATCTTTTGTTATCCTTCCAAAATCTTCCAAATACAAAAGCATCATCAATCAACCAACCGAGAGCAACGCATAGCAGTGTTGTCATCTCATCTCATGTTGCTATCTTTTGTATCATCTTACAAAGTTTATGCTCCCCAACCCAAATGAAGAGTTTGGACGGCCGAACGAACTTTTCAGAATGCGTTTTCGAAGCACTTCTCAAGGGTGTGAGTACTGTATTCGGGCGACAAAGCGTTAAAAACTGCTTCGAAACCACGTTCTGAAAAGTTCGTCCTACCTTCCAAAATCTTCGTTTGGGAGGGGTAAACGTGTTACAAAAGATAGTCGCATCCGAGAGAAACCAACGCATCGCATCATTTATTCATATGAAACAAATATTAATTATAATGATTTTTATAATTATTTATATGTAGCTATGAAAAACGTCGATACTTTTGAAATAAGAAAATCTTTTTCTTTTGATACATTGGTCAATTCAATAGATCCAGTATATGATCATAGATTTTGGAAAGTTTTAGCAAATTTACAAAATCTAAGATCGCTATATTTTTGTGAACATTCTTTATTACCTCTAAACAATCTTCGCACCCGACCCGAAGCCTCCGTTTCGGCGGTCGCAACTGCCGATAGGGCACTTGGCCTCCGGCCGCCCAGTAACCGCTTCAAACCATTGGACGATTTTCCGAATATGGTGCCGCGACCATATCATCGGTCTTATGCGTCCTCCACCGAGCAACTGAGCTCCGCTGCGCTCATATGCGCTGGATTAAGTTCTTTAACATGACTTACTTTTTTAAGCCTTTCTTATTGTAAATATACAGCTAGATCATTTCGTGAGTTATTAGGACCTGCCTTGCTAAATTTGCAAAACCTTGAAACTTTAGATTTAAGTAATACTAATATTTCTTCTCTAGATTTTGAAGGCGCAAATATGTTTAATGCTTTTATACCAATTTTCCAAGGATTACCAAATCTTAGAAATTTAAATTTATTTAATAATCAATTTCGATTAGATGAAGTAGCACTATCGGACAAATTTCTGAAATATTTCATGGGTCAAATGCGTCAATTAAGCCCGCGAATAGTAATTACGTAATAATATCTAAATTATTTGGACAAATTACAAATTATTTTATTATATCTCTCTATTTATAAAATGAAGATGAAGATATCAGATTATGTTTTTTAGAGTTAATCAATCGATTAGGTAAAATTAACAGATATACAAGGTTTCTTTAAAAAATATGTTAGAAAACAAAGAAATGTCAGATTATAATTTATTTATTGTGTAATATAGTTAAAAATGAATCTTAGATTAATACATTACAATCAGTGTTTAACATGTCTTATATAGAAAATTAAACTTTTTCCGTTGTGGAATATTCTCTATATTGTATGGAAATAATCTTAGATGAAATATTACATAATTAAGATAGGATAATAAGTATAGTTTTAATATCTCCTAAAATATTAATTCATACTAAATAGCATGAATTTAAATAAAAAGTTTTTTAATGATAATTTATTATCACCACACATTATAATTATAAAAAATTAGGTGTTTCAATAACGAAAAACATATTTTAAAATAAAAATATTTTGAATTTTAGATATATCTCCATCTTCTTAAGTAAAAGTAGATTGAAGACTGTTGAAATCTATTTTGTAAATAGATAGTGAATTAGAATACCATCAGTGATGCAACAATTTAGAGAAACTACGTATTTGTTATTTTTGTTTTATTTAACAAACTAAGATTAATATTCTTTTATAATTTGCACTTATCACTGCTATAGTATTTTTTACCAACAATTAATGATAAAATAAAAGTAAATATGCAAACACCTGCAATATATTTAGATTTATTATTAGATTTATTATTAGATTTATTATTAGACTTATTTGAAGAATACCAAGGAGACTTCTCTATCCATAGATCAGGACAATAAATATTTTTATGTGTCAACGTTTTTAACATATATGTTTCTTCAAGATTATATCCAAGTTTTCGATAATAATTACGAGTACCAATACCTGCAATGACAGACATTCGATTATAACCTTTCTTAATTGAAATGTACTCAGCAATATACATTAAAAACTTACCTATACCTAGATGTTGAGTTTTAGATGTGATATTATCCAAACCCTTTGCAATAACGCTACCATAAACATGAAGTTCGATAATCATTGCAACACGAACTCCGTCTGGATAAGCATCAGACGGCTTCTGTTGCTTCAAACACTCGAAAAAGACAAACTGGTTTGGATTTTCACCTCCATTAAACCTAAGTCGACAAAAACCATACAAAATATTTCTTTTTGAATTTTCTAGACTGATGAAGTATTCAGTTCCATCACATGCTTCATACTCATCTATAAATATCTTTGAATCATTAATATCAATAAACTTACCTTTAACCTCCCTTGCACGAATATCTGTCTCTAAACCTCCTTCTAACTTTACTTCTTTTGTAATATCACCACGCATACCAAGACGATCGGCACCACCACTAATATCCTTTTTACTAAAATCTCTAATTACTCTATTAATTCGAATATCATAAGGACAATGAGTTGAAACAAATTTCATTAATTCTTCAATCTTACCAACGTCTGTTCCATATGGAACATAAATTCCTTGACTAAGATCAGTTTTAGTTGCTCCAAGAGCTTTTGCCTTATCATGCCATTTCTTAATTTCAGTAAATGGAAGAACCATTGTAGGATACCATTTCCATTGATTTGAACGAAGATGAGTGTTTTTACTTTGAAGAAGTGTCATACCTTGCTCTCCAATAATAATCTTAGCTTCATCACTAATAGACTCAAAATCTATAGGTTGCATACATAACCATTTTGCCATTAACATATCAACTTCAAAAGTTGATCCCGGAAGGTCTGGCATCCAATGATTATCAACCTTAAATCCATTAACTTTCAAACGTTTATTAGCAAGCATTGCCGACTTAGTTGTACAATCTCTTCCAACATTGTTAAGAAGATTATCAAAAGGAGATTGAACTCCCATCTGAATACGTGTAACACCAAGACTTCGATAAAACTGCAATGTCTTCATACATACAGAATCTGGACGAGTCTCAAATGTGAGACCAATAACACAATGTGAAGAAGATTCATTAATTAACATCTCATCTTGAACAGATAAAGGCTCACGATGCGGAGACATATAGATATTAGCATTATAATATAAATCTCTAGTAAATTTTTCTATATAATCAGTTGGATATGCATCAATAGTTCCTCCTTCAAAAATTACTTCTAATTTATCAATATCATGCCCCATATCGTCTAGCTGATCACATCTAGATGTAAATTGAAGTCCGCAATCCCACCCATTTTCAGCACCACGATCGACTGCTGGTTCTCCTAGAAGATAACTTCTAGAAACTCCTTTATACCACTCAAAATCATCTCCATATTTTATCTTACGTTCTTCGTCAGTCATTTCTTGAAGTTTAGTAATAGAAATTCCAACTTTGAAAAACCGTTCCTTCATTTCTTTTGTAGAAATTTTTGGAACAATAGTTGTAGTGTCATTTGGACAATATAAACAATTATGAGCACAAGAAAATTTTCCTGATTCCAGAACCATTGTAAGATTGATAACACCAGAATTAGATCTATTAGGCTTTGCCCGAATAAAATTTTCAAATTGCTTATCAACTTTAATAAGACCTTCGGATATACAGTTACGATAAATTTTTACTAATACGGTCTTTTGATAACATTTTTTCATTGGACGATTAAAGTAAACACGAACATAATTGTTTTTATTTTTTTCAGTCCATGTATTAGGATCATTAAATTTTTTCTTTACGTCATTGTACATTAACACCATTTGCTTACTAGCAATATCAATCTCGTCACAAGAGAAAATATACTCATTGAAGGTGATGCAGTCTTCAAGATCAATTGGATGTTGAGACATTTTTATTTATCTAAAAAATTATATACATAGATAGTTAAAACAATTTTATATTTGAAGTTTTATTTTACTAAAAGGACATAAGTACAAAAATTATCACCACTGAAAACTGAAACGTGATACTAGGATCTGTTTGCATCAAAAAACATTAATTTCTAACAGGTTCGTAATGACCACCAGTCCATTCTAAGTATATAGTTCTATCATATTGTCCAGATAATTGAATAAATTCAATTGATCTATTTTTACAATCTCTATTATTTAATACAATTATTCTTACATTCCAAATATTACATGCACACTGTATTTCAATAGCCCCACCCCAAGTACATGTATTTCTCATATGTTGAATGTAATTATCATTCTCATAATTTAATATCTCTTTTGTATCCATTCCATCTATAATTGGTTTGTTTTCTTCTAAATAATCACATATTGTCTGTCTTATTTTGAAACTATCATCATTGATAAAATAGCTCAAACTATTAAACAAACAACTCATTTTTTTATAATAATTTTTATATTATAAATTATGTAATTGAATTGTAAAATAAAAATATTTTACAATTTTGGTTCATCTCAATCATTAAACATATTCTAATTTATCTAGAAATATCTATTTAGACTCCTCGAAATTTAATGTATCGTAATACAAATGGATTGTTTCTAATGTTTTGTCTGTCATATTTTCTGGACATGTCCAATATTTAATTTGTTCTTCCAAAGTATTTAATCTTTCGAACCATTCTTTTTGTTTTGATTTTTTTACAACACATATTCCATTTTTGTCACAACCCCAGCACGAAGTGATATTTTTTCCATCTTTTTTATAGTCGTCTGGATTAAATCTGATAAATACTATCGGTCTATGTCCTAAATCTTGAGATAATTCCATTAATCTTTTGTTTTGACAGCTACAGTCATAATCTTGGTGCTGATTTTCATCAATTTCTATAATTATAATCTGGTACAACATATCAAGAAGCAAATCTGGCCTTCTTCTAGAACATCCTCCTGATATTATCTTATCTGCTATAAAGTCGAAATGAGGAAACTTTGTTTTTATAAAATCTAAAACAGAATATTCTTTTGTTTTGTAATTACGAGAAACTGGTTTATCTGGAAATAAATATATAAAACACCGTAAACAATAACCATCGTATTTTTTATTACGAGGTATAGTTGGACACCATTCGCTTTTACAACTCTTGCTATGTATATTATTCATACCATCTTTCTTATGTTCATAACAATATAATCTTTTTTTCTCTCCTTCATTATTATAAATTGGATGCTTATCACACTCAAGACAAGTTTTGGTTACAACGTTTACCATACCATTTTTCTTATGTTCAACACAATATAAACCTCTTTTTTTTCCTTTTACGTTAAAAATTGGTTGTTTATCACACTCGAGGCAAGTTTTATTAACTACATTAACCATTCCTTCCTGTTTATGAGTTAAACAATATAAAGGTATTTGGTTTCCTTTTAGGTTAAAACTTGGTAAAATACCACACTCGACACATTTTCTGTGATTCACATCAATCATTCCACTCAGTTTATGCTTTACACAATAAATACCCCCTTTTTTTCCAGCAAAATTGTAACTGGGTTGAGTACTACAACCCTCATAAATACAAGTTTTTTTATTAACATTAATCATATCAACAAGTCTGTGTTTATTACAATAAATTCCACGTTTTTCTCCAGCAAAATTGTAATAGGGTTGAGTACCACAACCCTCATAAATACAAGTTTTGTTTATAACATCTATCATATCATCGAGTTTGTGCGTAAGACAATAAATACCCCCTTTTTTTCCAGCAAAATTGTAACTGGGTTGAGTACTACAACCCTCATAAATACAAGTTTTTTTATTAACATTAATCATATCAACGAGTCTGTGTTTATTACAATAAATCCCACGTTTTTCTCCAGCAAAATTGTAATAGGGTCGAGTACTACAACCCTCATAAATACAATACAAAGCTGATTTTCCTTGTACGTTAAAATTTGCTGTAATATTACACTTTTTATGCATTTTATATAAAAAGATACCAAGTTCATAATTAAAATCAACTTTATATTTTGAATTGTAAAATATTTTTATTTTACAATGTTTGTTTCATTTCAAAAAATTAAACACTAGAATTAATATTCTTTTTTACAATTCGCAAGTGTCTCCACTACAAAATTTTGATCCACTTGGAACATTATTTTTAACGCTCTTGTAGTCAATAGGTTTGAACTGACTCTTGCGTTTTTCGTATTCTTCAAATGTTAGAGCCTCATAAGGGGCCTGAGCATACCCATGTCCAGAATGTGGGAGCATGCTCACTGATTTCAGATTTGGTATAAACATTGCCAACATTTTTTCCACGTCTGGTCCATCCTTAACTTTGTCAAAATATATAGTGGCAGAAACACAATTATCTGCGTAATGTTTTTGCATCATTTGTACTACAGAAAATTGTTCCCAAGGGGACACATGCTCGCACGGTCGAACATCACCGTGGTCAATAACAAATTCAAATACATAAGTATTCTCAGAAACAATATCCTTTTCATGCGGCACACCAGCGGCTATTAATGAGGGAACTAAAGGTGATGTCATACCAATTCTCACACGACGAATAGCATATCGGCTTACTGGATAGTGTACTCCAGGAGTTGCACCTGCAAGAAGAGAAATACTTCCACTCGGTTTCACAGTTGTTACTCTAACTGCTGCTGGTACACCTGCTTCTTTAGCAAGACGAGTGTTTGTTTCACGAACAATTTTATAACCTTTGCGAAGAAATGTAATCATCTTTGTATAATTCATTTGACCCCACTCTTCGGAATCAGACTTGCTAGCCCATTGAGCAATTCCACTAATACTAACTCCGATACGACGATTTTTTGCAATTACAGCATTCGTTTCTGGACGATGAGTTGGGAGAAGAGATACTGTCGATGCGTATAAAGTAGCATACTCTAGAGCTTTGTAAAACTTTTGTGGTTCTGAACATCTAGGAGGAAATACCTCTGCCAAATTGCACAATTCAAAGTTTTCCAAAGGAATTTCACCACAGGGGTTTACCATTGTCGCATCGTCTTGAAGTTCTTTGCCAGACCGACCATACTTTTGAATATTGTACAAATTAATCATACCAGGCTCTCCGTTATCACGGATTCCACGAGCAAGGTCAGGAATATATGAAAAATCTTTATACCCATTATCTGCACGTAGCACAACAGAGTTATTACTCAGCCATCCAATAGCAGAACGTTCTGGATTAATTTCGTAATTCTTCAGATTCATAAAATCTTTATCATCCACATAGCCCAAGGAGATCTCTGCGGAATTGTGACAGATAATTCCATTGCAAAAGAATTCATGACGATTTTCAACTTCAATATCGTATGTCTCTTCTTCTACGTCTTCAACAACTTCAACAACTTCAATTGGGGTAAACGAACATTCTCCATACTGTTTTGCATATGCATCAATATTAAATTGCTTATTTGAATACAACCCATATAGAGTCTTAAATTTTGAATTTGTTTCAAAACTACTTGGGAAACCATTTGCATTTTGCGATTTGGAATTCACTCTAAGATCCTTAATAAGCTCTGGAATCTCTGAAAATTCTGTTTGGGATCTCTTGGTAATCAAACTCAAATTATGAACTTTTTGCCAGTTATCCTTTCTACTCGGATAATTTTTAGTACAAATATTCAACCTACTTTCAATACCACAAGAATAAAGGACATTTTGCAAATCACGAGCAAATTTTTCATAAACTGTAGAAACGACAATAATTGGTCTATTACCAGTGCAACCATCCCCGTCTGTAACACCAGCTACATATGCTAGCTTGACATGATGACGCGCTTTCAAGATAAATTCAGGTACTCTAATTTCAGTATTAGCTTTCTTGAAGTTCTTATCAAAATACCACGCAACTTGTTTTGATTGACAATGAACCATTAGACTATTCTCATCTTTTCGTTTCTTGAGAGTAACATTAAGATTTTCCCCAAAACGTTCAAGTTGCTCTCTAGCCTTTTCAGCTATATCCATTTCGTCAAGACCGAAAACCAACGAAACATATGCGTTAAACCCATTTTTATCATAATTTGGATATGTATATCCATCTGCATGAAATAATCCTACAAACCAAGCCATATCCGCATCTAGTTCAGGAATAATAATATCTTTACAAGTTGTGCTATGAGATGATGGCTTTTCATAAGACCACTCTGGCAGAGAAGTTTCTTGACCTTCGATAAAATCTCTAGCTCCAATAAGACGATCGCCTTTTACAAGTTCAGATGCCATTTTCCAAGTATAATCAGAATAGGACGTTGCAATTGCAACACGATGATTTGGGGTGCATCTAAAATCACCATCTTGTGTAATAATCTTTACTAACTTCTGAACTCCTTGTACAAATTTATTTGTAATTTTTTGATATCCATTAAAAGTCAACGCTTCTTGACCAATTTCTACATCTTTAATAGGAATCAACCCACCTTTTGTATGAACAAGAGCATCACCAGGGAGGCACCTTCTAACGTTACCAGCAACAACACAAGCACCAATAGCGTTGAAGACGTCTGCTACAAGACGCGTATGAGAGTACGGCTTGTCAACTTCAACGTCAACTTCTCGCCATTCACTTGTCGAATTTTCGACATCTTCAGACTTGAATTCTTTCCAAGTTTTAGAAGTACATTGTAACCTTCCAATACAGAAAGCATCAAGATAACTTTCAATACGATCATGCATTTGCTTAAGAGGATCAAATCCAGATGCTGTACCACCAAAACCCTTGATTGGTTCTCCATGTGCTCGAATTTGCGAATAATCAAAAATAGGAAACTTATTCTTACCGTAACGAGGGCTATCGATATATGAACACATCAACTTGATTAGACTTTCTACCCAACCTTCTCGAGAATCAGGAATAACAAAAATTTCAGAATC